TAAAAAAGAATTGTTTGATGAGGCTCGTCGTATGACAAAAGATTTTAATATGGATGCGGTTTCATTTAAAATGAAAACATTCTATTATTCTCCGTTAACTGAAGTATTAATTGATTGTTTTGCAACCGTCGCTATTAATAATTTTACTTTAAAAAATATGTTAAGGTTTAATGATTTAAGAGACTACACCTTTAATTGTACTCATATTGAAGATGGTGGTTATCACTTATCATTTTTTATGTCTCCGGAAGATATTAGAAAGAAGATTTTAAGTTTCTCACATACAGAATATAATTTACCGGAATTTTCAGACTTAAATAAAATTAAACATAGAATGTTTACCGGTGTTGATATTTTTGAAAGACCTGAGTGTCCAACAATTCATTATCATAGTATTTCATCTGAATTTCCTATTGAATTTTATAGACACGAGATATTTTTTAAAAACACTTTTGACCGACTTTATTTAAAACCTGAAACCAAACGAAGAAGAAATGGTTCGATGCAAATTCCTTTAGAAATTGAAAATCTACAACTTACGGTTAATAATCATCAACCTAAAATTATTGTTGAGATTGGAACCGCAAATGGAGGAACATTGGCAAGATGGTTTGAAGTCCCATCATCAGAAATTGTTATTAGTATTGATTACCCAATTGGTATTCACGGAGGACAAGGATTTGAGGAAAGAACTTATGTTATTTCAGATGCTTTAGAACAGGCTAATTTAACAAACAAACAATTTTTCGCAATTAATGGAGATTCAAAACACCCTTATTTAGTTGAGAGATTACGAGAAATTTTAGATGGTAAAAAAGTAGATTTTCTTTTTATTGATGGTGACCATACATATGAAGGTGTTAAGGGAGATTTTGATTTGTACGAACAATTCTTAAATGAAAATTCTATTGTTGGATTTCACGACATTATTGATAGTCAATTCCACTCTGAGAATAATTGTTTTGTTTCAACACTATGGTCAGAACTTAAACAAAAATATGAAAGTGTTGAATTTATGTATCCCCAATTATTAGATGGAAATATTTTAGAATATTTTTATAATGCCGCCAATCACAAAGGAGGGTTTGCTGGAATAGGTTATATAGAATACTCAAAAAAAAAAGATTTATCCAATAACATCTCATTAGTTGTTCCGATATATAACAATGTTGAAGAAACAATTATTAATGTTCAAACAACCTTATCAACATCAAAACATATTGATGAGGTTATCTTATATTCAAATGGAACCGTAGAATCTGAAAATGACAAATTAAGATTGTTTTCAGAAACAAACCCAATAATTAAATTGATTATTGTTGAGAAGGCGATTGGTTTTATCAAAGCGGTTAACGAATCATTTAAACTTTGTAAAAACGAATATATGCTTTGTTTAAATAGTGATGCGTCATTATATGATAATTGGGAGACACAATTACTTGATTTATGTCAAAATGAAAATAATGGGTTAGTTGGGCCTGTATTATGTGATGGGTTTATATTAGGTTGTTGTTTTATTGTTAAAAAATCTATTTTAAATAAAATAGGATTATTAAATGAAGGATATGGTTTAGGTTATTATGATGACAACGATATATCAAATAGAGTTAGTTCTAACGGATATGAATTAGGTTATAGTCAAATTAAATCCGGATATGATTGGGAGGACCAATTTGTTAATTTCCCAATTAATCATTCTCAAGGTAAGTCATTTAATTTAGTTGATAGTGATTTAATTACCGGTCAACAACGGACAAATAAATTAAAACTTGAAAAGTTCATTATCACAGAAAAAGTTGTTGTTTTAAAAAATTTAAGTTATGAAGATGTTAAATCATTATTAAATGAAGATGATGTTTTTATTATTGTCAATAAATCAGGTGATAATTTTGAAAAAATTAGATATGATGACGATATTGTTAGATTATCTCATATTTTTGAATGTACAAAAGAAATGGTTATTGAAGACATTGTTACTTCAACAACAAAAGGAAAAAAAGTTGAGTTTAGAACAATTAATAAACCAAAGTTTACTTGGTTAGCAAAATATGATGATTACGCATCGATGGGAATCCTATCTCAAAAGATTCTTGGAAATTTACAAATTAGTGACGCTTCTTGTAAAGAAATTATTGGAGTCACCGAAACTAAAAATGAATTAATTCACGATTTAATTAAAAAACCAATCAATCACGATTTGGGTATTATGTTCGCATACCCTGATATGGTTGGTGAGTTAAAGGAATTTAAAACTAAAGTTATTTATACCGGAGTTGATACCACAGGTGGTTATAGTCGATTTGTAGAAAAATCTAAAGAAATTGATTACATCCTAACCCCATCTAACCTATCAAAAGATAGAATGATTAAAATGGGTGTGACAAAACCAATTTTTGTGTTTCCTCACGGAATAGAAAAAAATGAATTCACATACAAACCAAGAGTAGTGAGTGATAAGTTTAAATTCTTATATGTTGGTGAATGTAGTGATAGAAAAGGTATTTTCCACTTATTAAGAGCGTTTACTGAATTATATAAAAATAACCTCAATGTTGAATTACATTTAAAATCAAACACCGCAATGATATTCTATGGAGGTAATGAAGTTCAAAAATATGTTGATGAAAATTCAAATATATTTTGGGATATATCCGATACCGGTCACGAAAAAACTTTAGAATTATATAATGAATGTCACGTCTATATTTACCCATCAAGAGCTGACACTTTTGGTATGACAGTATTAGAAGCGATGGGTTGTGGATTACCGGTCATTTCAACATCAGAACCAGGTTCAACTGAATTAGTTAGAGGGATGTATATCGATATACCGACTAATGAAGTTCCTGTAGTTGGACATCCTTGGATGACCGGAAATTGGGGTGAGCCAAGTTATCAAATGTTAACACTTCTAATGAAGACTATACAGGAAAATTATAATGATTTTTCAAAACCTGAAAAATTAAAAGAAATTTCTGAATATGTTAATAAAAATTATTGTTGGGAAAAAATTACCGAAAATTTTGAGAATAATATATTACCTAATTTAGTAAAAGAAGTTAAAATTGTTACACTATTAACGTCATATAAAAGACCTCACCATATTAAAAATATAATTAATTGTCTTAAAGATATTAGAGAAAATGGTTATAACAATGACATATATATTGTTGATAATACCAATGATGATTCAAAAGAAGAAGTTACAAAAGTAATCAATGACAATATTGACAACAAATTCACCTTATATTCCTCAAGTTTTAATTTAGGTCAACGAGGCGCTCTTCTTCAAATGTTAGACGATATTAATATTGATGATTATGATTTTATACAATTTACCGACCAAGATAATTTATTATTAGAACCTTTAAGTACGTATTGTAATATTTTAAATGAAAATCCGGACATATTTTTTGCAAGTGGGTATATGAGTAAAGAACACGGAGAACTTGGGTGGAGAAACACAAGGTTTGGTAATTTATGTGAAAAACGCTCATTAAGAGCGGGTCATATGTTTATGAGAGTAAGTGATTTAAAGAATATGTTACCAATTCATTTAGATAGTCAATACGGACAACCACATAATTCATCTTGGTACGCAGGGTTAGATTGGGAAGTTTCATATTGGAACCCAAAATCTCCGGCATAATTAACAAACTATTTATACAATATGAACGAAATTAAATACCCAACAGAACTTACTTATTTTATATCATATGATGATTATGAGACATTACCTCACTATGGTGAGGTAACGTCGGGTCAAATTATGAGAACACCAAAACCTAATATGTTTACAACAACAATTCGTGAAGAATTTGTTCAGGAATTATTGAAATTTAAAGTTGACTATGATAAACCATCAACAAATGAGTTAACATTTAATTAAAAATGCAGGTAATTCAAATCACAAGTTTAACGGGGCACTCCCCTTATGATATTACAATTTGTGATGTTACCAACACGTATTGTTATTTAGGTATTTCAGGGGCTACATCGGCACCTTTAACAATTAATATCCCAACAGAACTTACTAATGTTCAAGAAGTGTTAGTTGTTATTACTGACTCTCTTGGTTGTTCAGAGATTCAATATCATTATTGTGATGAACCAAAACCATCACAAACACCAACCACCACACCCACACCAAGTCCGACACCCCCTTTATGTAATTGTATATCATTTGAAAATACTTCAGGGGTAACATTAAATTATAGTTATACTAATTGTAACGGAGAATTTTTTAATGGAGATATCTATTCAGCAACAACATTATTTGTTTGTGGACATAATCCATCCGCAGATAGTGGTGTGATAATTAACATATCTTCAGATATTTGTATTGATAATGTGTGTCCGGGACCAACACCAACACCAACTACCACCCCAACACCAACTCCAACATTATTACCAATTGTTGGTTATTTTGAAGATAGTTGTGACCCACTAAATCAATTTACATTAGCGAATATCCCAATATCATTTAGTCCTTTATCAGGGGATTACTATATTGAGAGTGACGGGTTTGTTGGTTGTGCAACTTATGTTGTAAGCTCATCGACTAATTATATTTATTCATTTATTTCAATGGGGTCTCAACCGAGTATCTACCATTGTCAGAAAGCCAATTTTATTTACCCTTGTCCAAGTAGTACGCCAACACCAACACCAACATCAACACCTTGTGTTGGTTGTAAGAATTATATCTTATATGGAGGTTCAGGTAGAGGTGGTAACTCTACATTTCAATATATACCTTGTGGGGAAGTTTCATCAATTAATATTGATATCCCAAGAAGTGATTTTGGTACTGAGTTTAGTCAAAATATATGTGCCGAATGTAATAGTGTTTATAAATTAACCACTAGTGGGAGTTACGGTATTGTGGGGGCGTGTCCAACACCAACACCGACACCAACATATACACCAACACCAACACCAACAACACCGGTTAAATATATCTTATTCCAAGTTCAATCTTGTTGTTCTAAAAAAATTATAAAATACATAATGTTACCATCAACATTTTTACCTGGTACGGCAATTGTTAATTCATATGGTGAATGTTTGGAAATAATTGATAAATCTCGGGGAGATGCGTGGGTAACTGATTATTGGAATCATTTAACAACATATGTGGATTGTGAGTTATGTATTAAATATCAAACTTGTGACCCAATCACACCACCACCATTTATATCCGTTTGGACGACAACATCTCCTAACGAAACTATTGTATTACCATATGAAACTTCAGGGTTTTATTATGGGACTATTGATTGGGGTGATGGAACTATTACTACTAATGATTATGTTAATAGGTCACACATTTATGTAACACCAGGAACTTATACGATAACAATAACCGGAACATTAATTGGTTGGTGTTTTGGGTTATATCCCTCAAGTGCATTAAACATTGTCGAGGTATTACAATGGGGTTGTTTGCAATTAGGAAATTCAGGTTTTAATTTTGTCAATTGTCAAAATTTAACATTAAATAATGTTAGTGATGTTTTAAATTTATCAGAAACAAATAGTTTATACTCAACATTCTCCGATTGTAATAGTTTAACTACAATAAATAATGTTAATTCTTGGGATACATCAACGATAACCAATATGGTTGACACTTTTATTTATTGTTATAATTTTAATGATGACATCAGTAATTGGGATGTTAGTAATGTTACCGATTTTGGAGGTATGTTTAATAACGCCTGGTCATTTAATCAACCAATTGGTATTTGGGACACTTCTAGTGCTCTTAGTATGGTTAATATGTTCTTTTATTCATCAAATTTTAATCAAGATATTGGAAATTGGGATGTGTCAAATGTGACTGATATGAACGATATGTTTAATAGTGGTGTTCAATTTAATAATGGAGGTTCCCCATCTATTAATAGTTGGTTAACATCTAATGTTACAAATATGTCGGGTATGTTTCTCTCAACCCCATTTAATCAACCAATTGATAGTTGGGATACATCAAGTGTTACTTCTACGTCATTTATGTTTTTTAATACAACCCAATTTAATCAACCATTAAATTCTTGGGATGTAAGTAATGTTATAAATATGTCGTATATGTTTAACCAAGCAATATCCTTTAATCAACCTTTAAATTCTTGGAACGTCGGTAATGTTACTACTATGTCTAGTATGTTTAACGGAGCAAATGTATTTAATCAAGACATTGGTAATTGGGATGTTAGTAGTGTAACTGATATGGTAGCGATGTTTAGGGATGCGTCATTATTTAATCAAGATATTGGTAGTTGGGATGTTAGTAGTGTCACTAGTATGGGTTTAATGTTTCAAAGATTTAATACCTTAGTTAGTTCATTTAATAATGGTGGGTCCCCATCTATAAGTGCGTGGACACCATCATCAGTGACAAGTATGTTTGGTATGTTTAACGGAGCAAATGTATTTAATCAAGACATTGGTAATTGGGATGTTAGTAATGTTATAACTTTTGGAGGTATGTTTTTAACCGGTGGGATTTTTAATAATGGAGGTTCTCCGTCAATTAGTGGATGGACAATTAACACTTCAAGTAGTGTTAGTATGTATATTATGTTTGGTTTTGGAGCGTTTAATCAACCTATAGGTTCGTGGAATGTTTCAAAGGTTACTACTATGACTGAAATGTTTAGGGGAAATTTCTCGTTTAATCAAGATATAGGTGGATGGGATGTTAGTAGTGTTACCGATTTTACTAATTTTATGCAGGGTAAAACATTTTCGGATTATTCAACAACAAATTTAGACGCAATATACAATGGGTGGAGTTCATTACCTTCACTACAACCATTTATTAATATTAATTTTAACACAATTAAATATACCGCAGCTAGTTCAGCAGGGAAATCAATACTTCAAGGAGCACCAAATAATTGGACAATTACCGATGGTGGTATATAATTACTATTTATCTTTTTATAAAAAATATTATTTTTTATAAAAAAAAGATATTAAATGAAAATATTTGTCCAAATTGCGTCCTATCGTGACCCTCAACTTATCCCAACAATTAAAAATATGTTGGAGAATGCAAAAAAACCTAAAAATTTAGTAATCGGAATTTGTCGTCAATACCATCCTGAGGATGGATTTGATGATTTATCTGAATATGCGAAAGATAAACGATTCAGAGTTGTTGATGTTCTATATACCGAATCTAAAGGTGTATGTTGGGCAAGAAATCAAGTACAACAATTATATAAAGGTGAGGAATATACCCTTCAAATCGATTCTCATATGAGATTTGAGAAGGATTGGGATGACACTCTAATCAAAATGATTAAACAACTTCAAAAGAAAGGGTTTAAGAAACCTTTGTTAACAGGATACGTATCTTCATTTGACCCGGACAATGACCCGGCAGGTAGAGTTAAAGAGCCTTGGAGAATGGCTTTTGATAGATTCATTCCTGAAGGGGCGGTATTCTTTTTACCTGAAACAATCCCGGGATGGGAAACACTTACCGAACCGGTGACTTCACGATTTTATTCTGCCCATATGGCGTTTACCTTAGGACAATTTAGTCTTGAGGTTCAACACGACCCTGAATTTTATTTTCACGGAGAAGAAATATCAATTGCTGTTAGAGCATTCACTCACGGATATGATTTATTCCACCCACATAAAACTGTAATTTGGCACGAATATACTCGTAAGGGTAGAACCAAACAATGGGATGACGATAAAGAGTGGGGTAAGAAAAATGAATTATCACATAAGAAAAATCGTCAATTATTTGGTATGGACGGTGAAGAAGTTACTTTGGATTTTAGTTATTATGGTTTTGGAACCGAAAGAACTTTAAAAGATTATGAAATATATTCAGGACTTAAATTTTCAAATAGAGCTGTTCAACAACATACATTAGATAAAAAATATCCACCAAACCCTCAAATTTTTGAGACTGAGGAAGAATGGTTGGCAAGTTATGCAAGTATTTTCAAACATTGTATTGACATTGGATTTTCTCAAGTTCCTGAAAAAGATTATGAATTTTGGGTTGTTGCTTTCCACGATGAAAAAGACGAAACACTTTTTAGAAAAGATGCGGACATCAACGAGATTAATAATATGTTAAGAGACCCTGATGGGTATTGTAAAGTTTGGAGAGATTTCCAAACAACTCATAAACCAAAATACTGGGTTGTTTGGCCGTTTAGTAAGTCAAAAGGTTGGTGTGATAGGATAACGGGTAACTTATAAAAATGGTTAAAATTTACGATGAATACGATTCATATTTAGAGGGAGGACATTTTTCATCACCAAGAAAAAATTTGGGGAATAAGTTGTTTATATATTCCGCTTGTAGAATAATTAGTGAGATATTAGGGTATGAATTAATATCTCCCGAAAATGCGTTAGTAAGAAGAGAAGACACCGAAAATGGGCGATATAAAGAAATTATATTCCCGTTTAAAGGGGTTAAAGGAAACATTGTGGATAACCCAATTAAAGTTATTCAAGATGGTGACATCATACATTTAGGTAGTATTGAAAATTTAATACAATCTTACCCAAATCACGGATTTATAAATCAATCATATTTTTCAAAATATGATTACATTAAACCATATAAAACTAAAGTTAAAGAATACTTTAAAAGTATTGTTAAAGATAAAAGGGTTGGTAATGATTTAGTGATTATGTTAAGGAGTAGTAATCACGACGGGAGTTTTGTTTTACCTGACAGTTATTACCTTAATATCATATCTCAAGAAACTTTTGATAATCTATATATTTCATTTGACCATATAAACAAACATCAATCGTTAATTAGTAAATTAGAAAAATATAACCCTAAATTAATTGATGGTGATATACTTAACGTTTTTTCAGAAATTACATCATTTAACACAATAATTGCGGCTCAAGGAACATTTTCTTTTTGGGCTTGTTTTCTATCTAACGCTAATAAAATATATTGGCCAATTACTAATGATGGTCCAAATTCCGGCAAAAACTCAGATAATCCGGTATTCAACTCATACGTTAATTTAACGGTTGATGATGAATCAAGATATGAATTAATAAACGTAACAGATATATACAAATGATAAAAACAATAGCTTTTAGTCTTTTTGGTACCGAAATGAAGTATTACGTAGGTGCTGAAAAAAATGTTATAATTAATAAAGAATTATTACCAGATTGGACAACCGTAATTTATTACCATCCTCAAAACATAATTGAAGGTTATGTCGAAAAACTAGCGTCATTAGGAGCAACAATGGTGGATGTGTCGAATATTAAATTAGGCAATAAAGAATCGATTCATTTCCCATATTTTTGGAGATTCCTTTCGTTTTTACAAGACAGTCCCTCAATAGTTAGAGATTTAGATAGTAGAATTTCTGATAGAGAAGTGAAATATATTAGAAAATGGGAAGAAACAAATGAAGATTATTTTATAATAAGAGACCATCCGTGGCACGCACCCGTACCAAGTGGGTTATTTGGTATTAAGAAAAAAATAGAAGAGTTTGAACAACACTTTATTGAATTTGTTAATATTGATGAATTACGTTGGGGTTCCGACCAAGAAATTTTGAGAATTTATATGGAAAATATTAGTGATGATAATGTGTTTTATTGTGGTTACGATATTCAAACCAATTATATACCTAGAGACGATAAAACCTTTTTTATTGGAATGCAACTAAATGAAAATGATGAACCAACAGTCCCAAGTGGAGTGCAGTGTTTAAATTACCTAAACGAAATAAATTTATAAAATGAAGTATTGTTTTACAACTTTGGCAGTCGGTGAGCCATATGAAGAATTAACCGCAAAGTTATACACAAGTTTAAGAGATAAAACTCAAAACTGTGAATTTTTTATAACAACAAATAATCCTAACTTTCCTGATTTAGGTGAAAAAATCCACATTAATAGAGAGTCATTACAAAGTCTACACGATTCAAGAGGTGGGTTTAGTTTTCATTTAAATTATAAGTGTTTATCAATCAAACACGTTTTATCTAATGAAAAACAAATGTTAGCGTTAGACCCTGAATTTAAAAAATTTGATTATGTAATCTTTACTGATGGTGATTGGATTATGGAAAAAGATTTTTCTGAAGAGAAAATTTTAAATATGTTAAATTATATGGAAACTGAAGGATTTGATTTTGTATTTGAAAGACCTGCAAGTATTGGTGACGGTAGACGAGACCCTGAAAATAGTTTCTATAGAGATAAAATTTACGATTATGATATATTAGAATACGATAAGTGGGATGAAGCTCACGTTGTTAATGAACAATGTTTGGTATTTAAAAATAATTATAAATTTAGATTTTTTGCCCAAAGATGGGAACAATTTTTATGGTATTCAATCCATAACGATATTCGAAATTACCCCGACGGTTTCGAGATTGGAGTATCAGCTTTAGAAGCGGGGATGAAATGGCACTACAATGGAGTGTTTAATCACTTTTTACAAGGGTGTTTTGGATTTTATACTAAACTTGGTGATTATCACATTAGATTTTAATTATATATATTATGTCACACAAAGAACAACAAGATTTCCTAACGTATGTTAGAGACAAATTCCCAAATAAATTTGAGAATTGTAGAGTTTTAGATATCGGCTCATTAGATATCAATGGTAATAACAGGTATTTGTTTACAAATTATGAATACATCGGACTAGATATTGGTGAAGGAAACAACGTAGATGTTGTATGTAGAGGTCACGAATATAATGACGAAAAATTATTTGACGTAATTGTATCTTCAGAATGTTTTGAACACGATGAATTTTGGGAATTAACAATAAAGAAAGGTATCGATTTACTTAAACCGGATGGGGTGTTTTTATTTACTTGTGCCACAACAGGTAGACCGGAACACGGAACAAAAAGAACATCACCAAGTGATAGTCCATTTACTTCAAGTTTAGAGAACGATTATTACCGAAATTTAGAAGAAGGTGATATTCGACAATCAATTAATGTTGATGAGATATTTTCAGAATATGAATTTCAAAGTAGACTAAATTGGCCACAAGACTTGTATTTTTGGGGTATTAAAAAATAATATATGAAATCAAAAATAGTTACAGCATATTGGATGGATGTTGAGGGGTATCCATTTCAAGGTGTACTTCCAATTAGAAAAATAAGATATCAAGGTTCTTTAATTTCTCATTGTACTGGTAGTGGACTACCGGTTATTTGTTACACTCATAGTAAAAATTATGACGAACTTAACAATATTAAAGTGAAGTATAATTTAACTAATTTAGAGTTGAAAATATTAGAACTATCTGATGTAAAATATCACAATGAAATTGAAAGGGTTAGAAATAATAATTTCGATACTGATTTGGATGGTAGAGGTCCTGAAATAATGTGGGGAAAATTTGATGTGTTAGAAAGAGAACTTGATGGATTTGATAGAGTTTATTGGGTTGATGTTGGTTTACAACACCCTGGCATATTCCCTTGGATGTACTCTAAAGTTCACAATGAGAATTCTGAAAATTTAGGTGTACCAACAAATTGGTGGGCTCATTTAGATGTGTTTAATTTTTCAAAATTAATTGATAGTGATGTGTATGATAAATTAAATAACATCTGTGAAAATAAAATAATGTTTGTTTGTTCATATGGACCTCAAATAAGTTATCCGTTTTTAAATTATGGAATATTAGACAAATCGTTTGAATCTCCATACCCGGTTGGTGGTATGGTTGGTGGTGATGTTCAAATATTAAAAAAATACATAAATTTATTTTGGGAATTCACTGAGAAAATTTTAGAAAAAAACATACTTTGCACAGAAGAAGTAATTATGAAACCGTCATATGATTTAATTGGTGACGATGAAAAGGTTACACTTATGTTTAACGCGTTTGCATCTGGAGAACACGATGATTATCACTACACTATGTGGAATAAAGAAAAAAATACAGCAAAACCTTTCTATATGATGTGGCACGATATAAAAAATTTTAACATATGAAATCAGTCATAACCGCGTCATTTAATAGTGGGTTAGGAGATATGTATACAAATCTTTATCAAATTTATTATTTACAAGAAGAATTAAAAAAAATTGGATATGAGGTTAAAACAATCATTGATTTAGGGCGTAACCCTTATAAAATGTATAGTGAAGACAGAAACATATTTAAAAGAATTTTTAAATTAGATTTGTTAGATGAGTTGGAAATTGTGATAGGTAATCTTGAAACAGTTAATGATGATTTAAGTCAAGATTTAATTAAGGTATATAACTATGAACATATTCATACAGTATTTGTTGATGAAAAAAGTGACGAATTTGATAACATTAAACACGTAAAACATTCTTGGTATTATAGAGATGATTTACCAAAAATTAACCTATTTAGTGATGAGGTAACAAAATATTGTGAATTAAAATCTAAAGAGATAGGTGATAATTATATTGGATTACATTATAGACCATTTTCATCAGATAATGAGGATAATATTGAATCTGATTTAGAAAATTACAAATTAGAAATAAATAATATTTTAGAAGAAAACCACGATAAAATTGTGTTTATTTCGACAAATAAATTTTTAGTAAAGGAGTATTTAAAAAATAGTAACTACACTAACTACTATATCAATGAGTTTGTTTTTCCTAACGTACACGACAGTATTAGGGAATTAAAAATTAACGATGACGATTTATTTGAAATTTTAAAAGAAACATTATGTGATATGTATTTACTGTCAAAATGTGAGAAAATATATAGGATTGCAAATTGGTTTTCCGCTTTTTTATCTTTCTCTTGTTTATATAATCAAACCAATGTTTCTAATACGTTAAGATATTACCCTGAATACCCAATATTACCACTTTAAAAAGTATAAAAAATTAAACTAATAATATAATAAAATGGATTTTTACTCACAAATTGGACAAGATAGACTTGTCTTAAAATATTTAAAAAATAAAATGAACGGCACCTTTGTTGATGTTGGTTGCGGATTTCCTAAACTTATCAACAATACTTATGTCTTGGAAAATAACTTTAATTGGGGTGGGATATCAATTGATATTCATATGTTCACTGAAGAAGATGGTATGGTATGGGATGACTGTAGAAACACAAAATTAATTTTAGCAGATGCTTTAACGATTAATTATTCGTCGTTATTTAAAGAAAATAACTTACCAATAAATATAGATTATTTAAGTATGGATTTAGAGCCACCAGATTTGTCATTGGAATGTTTGTTTAAAATACCATTTGATGAATATACTTTTAATATTATCACATTTGAGGTTGATAACAATAGAGAGGGTGATACACGAAGAATTTCAGAAAGTAGAGAATTTTTAAAATCAAAAGGTTATACATTAATAGGTTCAATTTGTAGTGGACAAGATGACGTATATTTACATAATTCGTTAATTGAATTGACTAACGAATTTACATTTTTTGATGAGGATATCATATGGACAAAACAATAATTTGTTAAAAAAACTTTATTTATAATTAACCATAACTTATATTCTTACTATGAATTACGAAGATAAAATAACTAAAAAATCCGATTTAAAATGCAATGATAGTGTTTCGGTATATAACGGCTCTTGGGGAGCTCAACAAAATCCAAATGTTTTTGAAACGTTTCATTATTTTTTAAATGATATTAAACCTAAACAAATTTTAGAAATAGGTACATCAATAGGTGGGTTTACGTCATTCTTAAATTATACCTGTAAAAAACTTGGTATTAATTCTCACATTATCTCTTACGACATTAATGAACTTTCTTGGTATGAAGATATGAAATCGGAAGGTGTTGATGTTAGAGTGGAAAATGTATTTACTCCTAACTATGACGAAGTTAAACAAGAGGTTATAGATTTTATCAATAATGATGGAGTAACTTTAGTTCTTTGTGATGGTGGTGATAAAATAGGTGAGTTTAATTTATTATCAAATTACATTAAACCGGGTGACTTTATAATGGCTCACGATTATTCCCAAGACTCGGAAACATTTGAATCAAATGTTAATAATAAAATATGGAATTGGCACGAAATTTCCGATAAGGACATCGAAGATGCTTGTGTTAAAAATAATTTAATAAGTTATAAAAAAGACGTTTTTGATAACGTTGTTTGGGTTTGTAAAACAAAAATATAATATGTCAGTAACTATAGTAACCGGTTTATGGGATATAGGTCGAGGAGACCTTCAAGAAGGATGGTCGAGGTCATTCCAACATTATTTAGATAAATTTCAACAACTATTACAAGTTGATGTTAATATGATAATTTTTGGTGACGAAGAATTAGAAAAATTTGTATTAAATAATAGACGTAGTGAAAATACTCAATTTGTTCGTAGAGATTTATCTTGGTTTAAAAACAATGATTTTTTCAATAAAATACAACAAATAAGAACTAACCCTGATTGGTATAATCAAGTTGGATGGTTAAGTGAATCGACACAAGCCAAATTAGAGATGTACAACCCTTTGGTTATGTCCAAAGTATTTCTTTTGCACGATGCGAAAATTTTAGATAAGTTTGATTCAGAATATATGTTTTGGGTTGATGCTGGATTAACCAATACAATCCATCCAGGATATTTTACGCACGACAAAGTATTAGACAAACTACCCCAATTAGTTAAGAATTTTCATTTTGTTTGTTTCCCTTATGAAACAAATAGTGAAATCCACGGATTTAAATATTCTGAGTTATGTGAATTGGCAGGGAAACCCGTTAATATGGTTGCAAGAGCCGGATTCTTTGGGGGTAAAAAAGATGTTATATCAGAAATTAATAGTATATATTATGGTTTAATGAATGATACATTATCTCAAGGATTGATGGGGACAGAAGAGTCATTATTTACAATTATGACGTACAAATACCCAGATTTAATAACTTATTCTGAAATAGAAGGTAATGGTTTAATGGGTAAATTTTTTGAAGACTTAAAAGATATGACAGTTGAGATTAAATCTGAAGTGTCTGATGACGTTGTCACAAATAATTTAGACGATTCAAAAGTTGGACTTTATGTTATTACATTTAACTCACCAAAACAATTGGAGGTTTTAATAAAATCAATGTTAGATTATGATGCTGACTTTATTAATAAACCAAAAAAATTCTTATTAGATAACTCAACGGATTTATCTACAACACCACAATATATTGAATTATGTGAAGAGTATGGATTTGAACATATTAAGAAAGATAATATTGGTATTGTTGGGGGTAGAGTATTTGTTGCCGAACATTTTGAAGAAACTGATTTAGATTTTTGTTGGTGGTTTGAGGATGATATGGCATTTCACCCTAAAAAAGATGAGGTTTGTAGAAATGGATTCCCAAGATTTGTTAACAATTTATATCAAAAATCATTAGACATTGTAAAAAAAGAAAATTTTGATTTTTTAAAATTAAATTTTAGTGAATTTTTTGGTGATAATAGTGTTCAATGGAGTTGGTATAATGTTCCTCAGGATTTTAGACAATCTCATTGGCCCAACAATAAAAAATTACCGGTTCAGGGGTTAGACCCAAATTCCCCAAAAACAAAATTTAACGAAATTAATATTCATAAAGGATTACCTTATGTGTCAGGAGAAATTTACTTATGTAATTGGCCAATTGTGTTAACAAAATCCGGAAATTATAAATGTTATTTAGAAACTAAATGGGCTCACCCATTTGAACAAACTCTGATGTCTTACGCTTATCAAGAAACGGTGAAAGGTAACATTAATCCGGGGTTATTATTATTAACACCAACGGAACATAACAGATTTGAACACTATGACGGTTCTTTAAGAAAAGAAAGCTAATTCCATATTATGAAGTATTTATAATAAAAACTTTAGATGGAATTTTTTATAAAGAAAAACGCAACCTTACCCTTATTAAAATTACAGGTAGTTAAAGACGGTAGAAGTGATTACAATAATTTTATGGAATTATTGGAGACATCCACCATATTCTTTTCTATGGTTAATTCTGAGACAGGGATTCCTAAGATAACTTCAAGACCGGGAGGGTTTGTTGAAAAAATATTTGACGACCCAAATGCCGAACCTGAATACTACATTTACTATCAATTTACCAAACAAGATACAAGTATTGAAGGTAGATATGAAGGGCAATTTTTAATTAAAACATTTGAAGGTAATGTCATATTACCTATTAGAGAAAAATTATTTATATATGTTCAAGAATCGTTTATTGCTGACGATTTAGAGTATAATACTTGTTATACCTCAACATTCCCTTGTTGTGGTAATCCGGATATTATTGAGAATCCGGATGAAAATACTATCACTATTGTTCCACAATATTATCCGGGTTCAATAGGTGTATTATACACCGTAACATCAAGATATCCGGTGGATACTGATATCACAGTAACATTTAAAAATGTTTTAGGTGTTACTACGGGTGACCCAATAATTATTGATTCTTCAGTTTCAATCTTTACAGGTAGTAAAGAGGGTATAACTGAACTTATTATTGATGAAGATTTCGATAGATTAAATTTATACACACTATTTTCTGATATTATATTAACAGATAATGGACCTTCACAATACTTTAATGTTCCTATTATTGGAGGACCAATTGAAATTGACCCTATAAAACCAAGACCTTTTCCAAAATATATATCGGCATATGTTACAAGTTGTTGTGATGATACTGAAAAATGTATGATAAAAATACCATCCTTCATAGATATTGTGGTTGGTAATAGTCTTTTAGGGAGTGATGGAATATGTTATACAATTCAAAAATTAAATATTGTTTGTGATATGGATATGGATAATATAGTGTCTTATGGACAATCATATTATGAAAATTGTAAATTTTGTCTTTCAAAGTATCCTTGTGAAGTTATTAAAGAAACTCCAACACCAACTCCAACATCAACACAAAACCTTTGTTTAGTTACTCCAACACCAACACCAACAACTAAAAAAGATTGTGTTAGACCTGAATTAAATACTGTTTTAATTAGTAGTGGGAACACATTCCTATTGTATTTTACAGTAACGGGTCCTTGTACAACAATGTTAGTTAATTGGTCGTCAGATAATATTACTTTTAATAGTGAATCAGGTAGTTGTTCATCACCAAGAAGTATTACAATACCAGGTTCATTACCTCCAACAATATATTTTAATATTAGTCAATTTAATAATGAATGTCCGACATTTACATCTAATACTTTAACGTATAATGTAATACCGGTAACACCTACACCAACACAGACTAATACTGCAACTCCAACACCAACGGGGACACCATTACCTTCTGTTGTGGTGGGGTTTGTTGATTGTTGTGATAGTTCAAATATTTTTATAATATCAGAGATGCCATCATTTGATGGTGGATATGATGGGACGTATTTTGTTCAAAGTTCAGGTTTTAATGGTTGTGCGACAGTTATAGAATTAATTGATAGACCAAAATTTGTGTATTCTTATATTGGTTTAATAAAACAAAAAGATTGTCAAAGTTGTTTTGATAATACAGGAACGGTTTGTTCTACTCCTACTCCAACACCTACTGTTACACCAACAGTTACACCATTAGTTTGTGATATTGATTTTGAGGTTATTTTGTTAAGCCCAACACCAACCCCAACACAAACACCTACAAATACAATAACCCCAACACAAACACCTACAAATACAATAACACCCACACTTACGGTTACACCAACACCAACAAAACCAAGTCCACCTTGTTTTGGGTATTTATATAATTTTTATGCAATAACCGGTACAACAACTCAGTCACTTACTAGTAATGATGATTGGGTGGTACCAACAAAGGCTAATTTAGATACACTTGTTTCTTCTGTTGGTAATAATGGTAATTCATTAAAGTTAGTTGATGTTACCACATATTGGGACTCAAACAATATAAATGCGACTAATAGTTCAGGGTTTAGTGCTATTGGTAATGGAAGTAGAAATAATCTTTTCTTCACATCTCAAAAAAGTTCATCAGTGTATCGTTCAATAACACCATATAATAGTGGTGGTTCTTATGTGATGAGTTTAAATTCTAGTCTTAGTACTGTAACTGTGGATGGGGCACCATCACACCTTAATGGGTATGCAATTAGATTAGTAAAAAATACAACAGCATTAAATCCGGGACAAACAGGCACTTACATTGGAAACGACGGAAAAACATATAACACAATTTGTATTGGGACACAGGAATGGATGTCTCAAGATTTAAGAGAAACGTCATATAGAAATTTATCTTCAATACCAAATATTGCTAACCAAACAATTTGGAATGTGTTGAATAGTGGTGCTTATTGTATATATGATAATAATCCATATAATGTTAGTGGGTGTCAAATAACACCAACACCAACTAAGACATCAACTCAAACACCAACACAAACACCTACAAATACAACTACACCTACTCAAACTCCAACAATTTATTGTATTGAAATAGTGGGTGAATCTGGTTGTGGTTATGTTTATCCTACTCAAGGAGTAGGTTTAATGGGTGGTAAAAAATATTGGACAGGAACTACCGCAACTGGTAATCCTTTTATGATATATTGGGATACTACTCAATATTGTTGGGTTGTTAAAAATACTAACACAAATGAATTGTGTTCTAGATTATACATTAATTCAGAATACCCTATTGGTGATTACACCGAATGGGTGTCTGTTGGAAATGTAACACCGAGTTGTTCGTGTTTATCAGACGATACTTATTTTGGTACAAGATTAATTACTTGTACAACACAAACTCCAACACCAACAAAAACTCCAACACCTACTGTTACACCAACAAAAGGAACAATAGTAGTACCTCAATGTTCGGTAATATACCAAACTTCAAGTACTTTGTTTTACTCATATGATAAAAACACCAATGTTTCTACATTGTTAAATTTAAATACTATCCCACAATCACTTGGTGGTGATGTTGCTCACACAATTAATAAATTATGGAGATATAACAGTATAGGACAAATATATGAATCTAACATAACATTAAACCCATTTTCATCCACAGCTAATCGAACTATTAATATAAGTGTTAATTTAGGACCGGGGTTATGTGCCATTGATGATACTCATTTAATTTCTTCAACACAAATTAGTGGTGTTGGTAGTGATACTGTAATTAAAATCACATTAAACCCTAACAATACCTGCACAATAGAAAATTTATTTGCGCTGCCTTTAGGAAGATATATTTCAGGGGATTTTATATACACAACAAATGGTAAAATTATACTAACATCATTTAGTTCAGGTAATCCATTGTCGTATTATATTTCACAATATGTTTTAATTGGTAATATCTGGACAATTGAATTTGATAAAAATATTACAACCACAGCACCTAAACCATTTGGTTTAGGTATAATAGACGGAGGTATTTATATTTTTAGTGAATCAAATCTAAAACAAATAAGTATAACATTTCCTTATACCGTTACACAAGTAAATAATATTGGTAAACCGGTGGGTGGGGCATCACAAGTTCCAAGTTGTTGTAACGTAACATTTATAACATCACAATCATAATAATAAAACAATATGGGAACATTTTTAGAGATAACAACAACAAATTATAACGGACAATTAGCCGAAATAACCTTTTTCCCTTGTTCGGGGGGGACTATTTTTATTGGTCAAGTCACTTTACCATATTATTATGATAATCCTTATTATTATGGTACATATCAGATTTATATACCTAATTACAATGAATATTGTGATTTAGTAATTCCTTGTCCAACACCGTCACCAACATCCACACCAACACTTACACCAACTCGTAAAATAAGAAATTTACCGTATAGAGTATTATCTTGTTGTAGTCGTCTTTCGGGTGTAATAATATTACCATCAACTTTTGATATTGGTATGACAATATTAACTACCTCTAAATTATGTATGACAATTATTGATTTTGCACCAAAAGGTAGTATACCAACATTTACTTGGTCAGGTATTTCATATGATGGTTGTGAAAAATGTTTAGAAGATTATCCTTGTAATCCTAACCCAACTCCGACTCCAACCCCAACTAGTTGTAAAGGTTGTCAAAGTTATACCTTAGATGGTGGTTTAGGTAGACGTGGATACACTGAATTTAGTTACATCCCTTGTGGTGAACGAACACCTGTCACCATTTTTATAGATAGAACGGATACAATACCTGGAAATACACTTACAGTTTGTGCGGAATGTTACTATGGTATTGTAATATTATCCGGTCCGGGTAGTTATGTGATATCGGGAGAATGTGTTAAACCAACACCAACTCCAACACCAACTAAAACTCCAACCCAAACACCGTTAACAAATTTTTGTCTTATAATAAGTCAAGAATGTGGAACGGTTTTCCCTATTGAAGAAAAAGAGTTAATAAATGGTAAAAAATCTTGGACAACCACAATAAATGGTAATCCTGCTTTAATATATTGGGATAACATACAACTTTGTTGGGTGGTTAAAAATACGGATACTGATGAAGAATGTTCTAAGTTATTTATTGATTCTGAATACCCTGTTGGGGATTACACTCAATGGGTTTCGACAATACCACCTACAGAAGGTTGTTCGTGTTTATCAACAGACACTTATTTTAATATACAATTAATTAATTGTCCGACACCAACACCTACACCAACAAATACTGTTACACCAACAGTAACTCCAACAATGACATCCACACCAACACCAACAATGACACAAACTCCAACAAATACGGTGACATCGACTAGCACACCAACAAATACGGTAACATCGACTAGTACACCAACACCAACAAATACTGAAACACCTACTCAAACACCAACAAACACCTCAACGACAACACCAACACCAAGTGTAACATCTTCACCATTACCACCAATTATTGGATATTTTCAAGATTGTTGTGATGAAACTATTAAGTTTAAAGTGGGTTCATTGGTTCAATCATTAAATATTGGAGAATCATACTATGTTGTGACAGATGGGTATTCAGGGTGTACAATAGCTATTAATGAAACACTTGTTTCGGTTCAATACTTGGAGACATTAGTTTTAAGTCAGGAAGGTAATTGTGAAACTTGTAACGTTAAATATTCAAAAGTGTGTCCGACACCAACTCCAACCCCAACTCCAACAAATACAGAAACTCCGACACCAACTCCAACACCAACTGAAACCCCAACACAAACACCAACTAATACGGAAACCCCAACACAAACCCCAACACCTACTATAACAGAAACCCCAACTCAAACACCAACACCAACAAATACAGAAACTCCGACTCAAACACCGACGAATACGTTAACATCAACACCGACACCTACTATGACACCCACAACAAGTCCTGAAGTGTGTATTGATTGTAATGTATCAGGGTATACTTATATTATATCTGATTCAGTGATTTATCCTACACCAATGCCAACAAGAACTTCAACACCGACACCAACTAAAACACCGGATAATACAATATACACAATATGGGTACATATTGAATAATATAAAAATTAACAAATTATGTTTACACAAGAGATAAAAAATAAATTAAACGAATTATATCAAACCACACCTGATTATGTTGGTGTTGGTTATGGTCGTAAAACAGTTCAGGGGTTTGAAACCGATGAGATGTCAATTGTTTTTACAGTCCCAAAAAAGAAACCATTAAATGAAATTCCATTAAATGAACATTTACCTAAATTTGTTGAAATTAATGATACAATTTATAGGACAGATGTTCTTGAAATTGGGCAAGTTGTTACAATGGCTGATTCCGTCGTTTGTAATAATCCTTTAATAAGTCCAGGTTGTTATACTTGGACACCATTAGGTTCTGTTAATCCTCCAAACAGGGCGAGTTATAGACCATTAGTTGGTGGGATATCTTTAACTGCACAACGTTTAGCACCCGCTGTTGGAACATTAGGTTTAATCGTTGTAGATAGTTTAAGTCAAACATTAGTTGGATTAACAAATAATCACGTTGTTGTCCAAGACGCGTCATACACTAGTTATAGAAATTTAAATAGTAATATTATTGTTAATGAATATAAATCTTCAGCATATCAAAATGGTGAAGTTGTTCCTTCAGTATCAACAAGAATTGGTGAAGTTGTTAGATATGTTCCATTAAAAAGTGAACCTGAATTAAATACTGTTGATGGTGCGTTAGTTTCATTATGTGCTAACACTGTTAGTAACACAACATCTTTCACTCAATTAGGGATTAATTATAATCAACCTATGAAGTTTGCGACAACCGCCGAAATCAATAGTTTAACTGTAACACCAAGAACAATTTTAAGTAGTGGTAGAACATCAGGTGTAAAATCTGGTGATTGTGGATTAAAAATAAAACTTTTAGGTGGAACTGCTGTTGTTGGTTCGTATCCTTTACAGACTTCCGGCAGAACGGTTTCTTTTAATGATTTAATTGTTTTCACTAGATTAAGTGAGGGTTGTAATTTTCCAATTTATGGGGGTGATTCCGGTTCTGTCCTTATTGCAGATTTTAATGGTGAATATAAAATAATTGGATTAAATTTTGCTGGGTCATCTCAAGTTCCCGGTTCAACAACACAAATTGGTCAATTTGGTTATGCTTGTAGAATAGATAATGTCGCCTTTGAATTAGGTATTGAAGCTTGGAGTGGGAATTCTTTAAATACTGTAACAACTATTGAAAAAGTAATAACCCCTGGAGGTAGTCCTAATAAGACAATTATTGTCGATGGTAAAACATATTGGCAAGTAGGTTTATCACCTTATTTAAACTAAATAAACAAAACAAACAAAATAATTTATGCCATTTTCATCATCAATTTGTTTAACTAATATAGGAACATTACCATTAGGTAGTAATGTGAATATTTATTCTAACGCAAACAATTACTCACCAGCATTTCAAACAAATATATCTCTTTCGGATTTAACATCAAATTGTCCATATATTTTAACTAATATACCTGATGGGACAACGCAAATCAAATTTGAGGATACTGTATCTCATTGTTGTTATAATCTTATATTATCGCCAAATAACTTATGTGATTTATTTGATATTCAAATATCAGGGTTTTCCTCAACAACTATCAGTCAAATTATTGCGGGGTTGTTAGTTGGTTCTGTTGATGCAAACATCACAGATTATGTGATTGATTGGTATGGACCTGACAATAATACAACAGTAGAATTTACATCAGGTTTTGGGACATTATTTGGTCCTTACGACCAAACACACCCATTCAATCGAATGTCTCTTCCGGGATATTATGCACCTATGATTAGACAAATACGAATTAATGGAATTAATTATTCAATAACAGGTGGTACAGGTTTTGTTCAAGCAAACATTGATTGTTTAAAAAACCAAATAGTTCAGGTATTTCCATCAAATTGTGTGGGTAATCGACAAGGTCCAAATTTGAATTGGGGTAATTATAATAATTTTTATTTTTCAGATGGAGCGGCCTTTAATGCTGTTCCGGAATCATTGTCATTGGGGTTTGACCTTGATATTAACACCAATTATTTTGCTTGGCAATTTAAAGCCGAAAACGTTAGTGACACAATTAAACTAAGATTTGTTAGTGATAACTATCCACTACCAGGAATTGTTTTAGAATATTGGACTGTTGGTGATGAATATACTGAAACAAATTTTACAACACAACCAAAAGTGATGAAAGTTTACCCACAATCATTTTTTAAAAAAATAACAAATCTCACTAAGTTTTTACGAAGTGAAAATGATAAAATATTTATTGAAATAACTCCAAACGCCTCAATAAGTAGAACAAATTGGGAATTATATTTTAATTGTTTAGATACTTTTGATTGTGAAACTTGTTTGGATACTACATCACTTCCATATAAATTAATGTCAAACTCTGTATCTTTTAATGAGGGGTCTTGTGGTATATATGAATTTAGTGCCGCAGTATCAGGATGTACTTGTAATTCTATCTTTAATACGGACCTATATAGGTATATAATAGAGGGGAGTGGACTTCAACAAATTAATGGACCTTCATTGAATGGAAATATTTGTAGTACTAATTCTTTAGGAACTATAGTTTGGGGGGGTACAGTTTTTAGAAGTGCAATAGTTTGTTATCTATACCCAATATACCCTGTGAGATATGTTTGTGACCCTACACCAGGAGGTGTTACAACATTTGTTAAAAACAATAGTGGTGTTGGTGGTATTGGTAATATTTATATGACTTTTGAATTATTATCAGATTTAGAAGTGTATTTTAATTCATATCAAAATAATGTTGTGGCGCAGGGATTAGGAACACCATTTGATAATACCAATATTAATTATTATCGTTATTTTTATTTAGATGTTCCTGTAATACCATCAAACGACACATTTAGAACTTGTGCTTCTGATGCGAATTTAGTGCAAAGTTATCAAATACATACGTCAAGTGTGGTAACTACAGGATTTACAGAAACTGTTTTTTGGATGAATGTTACAATGCCCACAACCACTTATAATATGAATTTTGATTCCTGTGATTTAGGTTGTGTGAATAGCGCATCTGGGGCAACAATAGATATTAATCAAAATTCTTTAAGTCAATTTAATCAACAAAACTTTACTAGTTCTATTTCCGCAAAAAAACTTGAACCATTTAGTGGTTATTTTACCGTGTCACAAGTTAATAGCACAAATACTCCAGCAACAAGTGGTTCAATATGGTTAAATAATGTTATAAATGAAACCATACCAACATCGGGAAATACTTACACACCAATACCGTCTTTATCGGCAACCACTTGTGATTTATCATCATATACTTCAGAATATTATCCAATACCATTATATCCATATATGGTATATAAAAAATCGTCTGGAGCTTATTATGCTAGAATAACTATATCAAACACTATTGATATAGTTTACAATTCAAGTAATCCACCTGTCTTAGTTTATTCGTATAATTTAACTACACAAACTTTAGACTATATTAATAACTCTTATTTTACGGGGCCAAACATAATATTAACTAGCTCGTCATTTAATAATGGTAATTTTATAGCGGTCGGATTTAAAAATAACACCTACTGTTCTCAATTAAATAATTCACCTCAAATGAGTTGGAATGTAAATACTGAAACCTTACTACCAACTCAAACTATAACAAGTTATGAAATACTTTGTGAAGATTTAGATGCTTCAAACTTTATTCATTGGAAAGTAACGGGTATTAATCCAAACCAAACTAGTATTACTCAAAACGGTACTTGGATTAGTAATCCATCATTAGTTATTCACCCAACAGGATACCCTTCAGGTGATAGAGTAAATGGATGGAACGGACCTTGTCCACCTTCAGGGACTCATAATTATAGAGTTCAAGTGACTGCGAGATTATCTGATAATACCTCAATTATAAGTAATTATTTAACATTTAAATCAACATAATAAAAAAACACCCTCCCCTAAAAAGGAGGGATTTTTTTACCTATTTGACTTACTCAAAGATTTCCAATATATTTATAGAAACAAGACAAACCTGACGTAAGTCGGAGCCAATATGTCATTCTAAAAAATATATTTATGGTAACACAAGAAGAAATTAAGGCATTCCTTGAAGGGAATGACCCCGAAGAGCACATAGTTGCTATCGAGTATGATTACGTCACCGACGCAATCTACAAAATTAAAGAAATCCCTGGTCAGGGAAAGATAATCAAAAAAGATACATTTACGGCATTTGCTTGGGTTGGAGACTTGAGAGATTTGAATTTTTATTCAAAATCTAAAGACTTACAAAAAGAGGCAATGAAAAAACACGGAATCATCATTGATAAGTTAGAAACCAAAGGTAATGAGAGATTAGAAAAAGGTCTTAAATTTATGGTTAAATCAATGAAAGGTTATCGTTCACTCATTCAATTTTTTAAAGAGGGTGGTGTCGACCCGTGGGGTGAAAAAACAAAAGGAAAATTAACGGTACTTCCACCGGTTGAGCAGTTCCTTATCTCAAGAGAGAAAAGATTATTCAAAGGATATGAAGAATACAACGACATCACGAGACTCGGATTTGACTTGGAGACGACTGCTCTTGAACCTAAAGACGGTCGTATATTTATGATTGGAATTAAAACCAACAAAGGATACCAAAAAGTTATTGAATGTGCTGACGAAGACCAAGAAAGAAGAGGGTTGGTGGAATTCTTTAACATCATTGATGAACTTAAACCATCAATCATTGGTGGATACAATTCTGCAAACTTTGACTGGTTTTGGATATTTGAGAGATGTAAAGCTCTTAACTTAGACATCAAAAAGATTGCAAAATCTTTAAACCCGGCAAGACCCATCTCTCAAAAGGATGGTATGTTAAAACTTGCCAACGAGGTAGAAAGATTTTCACAAACTCAATTGTGGGGTTATAACATTATTGATATTATCCACTCAGTTCGTAGAGCTCAGGCAATTAACTCAAGTATTAAATCCGCCGGGTTAAAATACATTACTCAATACATTAAGGCTGAAGCTCCCGACCGAGTTTATATTGACCACTTAGAGATTGGACCGATGTATGCCAAAAAAGAGGAGTATTGGTTAAACGTTGAGAACGGAAAATATAAAAGAGCGGATAATCCGGACTTCAATAATTTAGACACAAGATTTCCGGGTAAATACCTAAAGGTTACCGGAGATAACATTGTGGAGAGATATCTTGACGATGACTTAGAGGAAACGTTGACAGTGGATGATGAATTCAACCAAGGAACGTTTCTATTAGCATCGATGGTACCAACAACATATGAGAGAGTTTCCACAATGGGAACCGCAACACTATGGAGAATGATTATGTTGGCTTGGTCATTCAAGAACAATTTGGCTATTCCTGCAAAAGAAGAGAAGACAGACTTCGTAGGAGGACTTTCAAGACTACTTAAGGTGGGTTACTCTACCAACGTACTAAAACTCGATTACTCTTCTCTATATCCATCTATTCAGTTAGTTCACGACGTGTTCCCTGAGTGTGATGTAATGGGTGGGATGAAAGGAATGTTAACATACTTCCGTAACGCTCGTATTATGTATAAAAACTTGGCGTCCGAGTATAAGTCAACAGATTCTAAAAAATCACTATCATACGATAGAAAACAATTACCATTAAAAATCTTTATCAACTCGATGTTTGGTGGGTTATCCGCTCCACACGTTTATGAGTGGGGGGAGATGAATAGTGGGGAAAGAATTACCTGTACCGGAAGACAATATCTTCGTCAAATGGTAAAATACTTTGTTAAGAGAGGATATACACCTTTGGTACTTGATACCGATGGGGTTAACTTTAGTTTACCTGAAGGTGGTGTTGACGATAGAGTTTATATCGGAAAAGGATTGAATTGGTTGGTTGAAGAAGGTAAAGAATATAGAGGATATTACGCCGACACCGCAGAATACAATGATTTGTTTATGAAAGGCGAGATGGGGTTAGATTGTGATGGGACTTGGGATTCTTGTATTAACTTGAGTAGAAAAAATTACGCAACTATGGAATCTAATGGTAAAATTAAATTAACCGGGAATTCAATTAAGTCTAAAAAATTACCATTATACATTGAGGTGTTTTTAGATAAAGGTGTGAAATTGTTATTGGAAGGAAAAGGACAAGAATTTATTGAGTGGTATTTTGAATATCACCAAAGGATATACAACCAACAAATACCATTAAAACAAATTGCCCAAAGAGCAAGAGTTAAACTATCTGTTGAAGATTATAAAAAGAGATGTGGTATGAAAACTAAAGCTGGTTCATTAATGAGTAGAATGGCTCATATGGAATTAGCAATCAAACACAATTTAAAAGTATCGTTAGGTGATGTAATTAGTTATGTCAATAATGGATTAAAAGCGTCTCACGGAGATGTTCAAAAAATTACCAAAAATAATTACACTAAAAAAGCGTTAGATTTGTTCACATCAGTAAATGGTGTAGAACCTGAAGATAAATCTACCTCAACAATACAATTAAATTGTTATATGTTAGACCAAACTGAGATTGAGAATAACCCCGATTTAACAGGCGACTACAATGTTGCAAGAGCAATCTCAACATTTAATAAAAAAGTCGAACCATTATTAATTGTTTTTAACAAGGAGTTAAGAGAAAGTTTATTAATTGCAAACCCTGAAGATAGAGGGTTCTTTACTAAAACTCAGTGTGAATTAATTGGTGGTATTCCAAATAAAGAAGCCGACCAAGATACTATTGAGGATTTATTAACAATTACTGATTTGGAATTAAAGTTTTGGGATAGAGTTGGAGTTAGCTCTGAATACATTTATGAACTGGCAGAACCGGGTTGGGAAGAACATATTAATTAAAACAGAAAAGGTGTCATATTCGACACCTTTTTTTATTCTAATTTTAATCCATCTGAACTCAGAATGTACCAGTTACCTTCAACTCTAAAGAACTCAACGGCAGCACCTCTATCAATAAGTATTTCGTCATATTGTTCATCAATTTGACCCATCATTGGTAAAATTAAGACTTTTGTTAAAGTTTTAATCACAATATGTTCTGTTGTGTTTTGGTCTAAAATTATTTTACAATAATCAATATCTTTAACTAAAATAAATTCTTCACCATTTGTTCTATGTTCCGGAATAGTAATTGTTTTAATTGCCGTTCTATTCGGTAAATCAGACATTGCTCCGAATAATTTGTTACCAATTTTTGTTCTTGTTATAAAAGTCATATAAATTAAATTACGTATATTTGTCGTGGCATCGCTCTAAACTTTAATTGTTTGTTAAGGTTTTCCGCAATATTTGCTTCACGTTCCATAACCTTTTCAGGTTTTAATCTGGTTAATCTCCCCTCGGTACCAATTAATTCTTCAATTAGTTTTGTTTTTTCGTCTTTAGCTTCAGTTGCCAATGATGTATAATCCATTGTTAATTCACTGTCAGGTGTTTTAACGTTACCACTAAATTTACCACGGACTCTTGCTAAAGTTTCTTTAACGTATGCGGTAAACCAACGACGAACCCAAACTTGAGCCGGATTATTTAAATCAATCCAATCAATTTCTTCAAATGGAACGTCTGATGGTAATGTAATAATATCAGGATTTGATTTAAGACATTTGTCTCTATCGGCAGGACCAACATCATAATACCAATACCATACTTTACCTCGTTTCATTGTTGCTTGTCCAAAGTCAAATTTACCTCCGGGTACTTGCATTAAATGTAACGCCTTTTTACCCTCAGGTAAAGCGGTAATTCTATATGTTAAATCACCAGCAATTATTCTTCTTTGGATATTGTTTTCTTGTAACCTTAATAGCATATCAAAGGCTGGCATCATAAACATAGAACCTGACATACCCATTTGTGCAAAACCACCGGGACCCCCCATTCCGGCAGCACCTAACGAACCAAAAGACCAAGGGTCTAATAATATACTATTAAGTTCTGCGGGTGTGTACCACATAATTTCGTTAATTTCTCTATTTGCGGGAATTTCGTAAATTTGTTGTCCGGGAACTAAATCTATAAAATCTTTTTTAAGTTCCCAATCACCACCGGCTTGTAGTCCAACAATTTTTGAATAAGCGTAGGTATATCGAGTTTCATAATCTAAACTTTTAGTTATGAATGCTCGTGATAATGATTGTGTATCTAAATTTAGATTATATAATGATGTCCATTGAGATTCAATTAACCAATCTTGAACATATTGTGAATAATCGCTAATTGATAGTTCCAGTAAACTATCCATCATTTCGTCTTCAATTTCTACTGAACGAAGTGGTGCTCCAAGTAAGTGTTTAATTCTTGTATAGAGTTTGGTTCTTTCCGGTTCTGATATAATCGCCATATAGGTTTGTTTTTCTATATAAATATCAGCTAAGAGTATAAATTAAATTTTCTTCGGGGAAAACAAAGTTACCATCTTTAATTTTACTATTTTTATTATCAAATATTAAAACTTCTTTATTGTTTTTGGCAAATATTATCCAATCTGTGTGATATTTTTTAACATTCCCTGAACCCATTACTATAGAGTATTTATTATCTGTTACAAAATGAGTAAATGGTTTAATTTGTGCGGTTTTTAATTCACCATCAATTTTTATTTCACAATCAATTCCGTCAATCATATCCTCTTTACTACCAAGTTTCCCAACGGCTTTAACGTTATCATTACCAAATTGTTTTTTAAGGATTTCAATTGTTGTGTCTTCACGTTTTTGACCCCAAGCGTGAGTTTGTCCTAAAACCATCATAAGAGATTGAAACGTTGTTGAGTTTGTGTCAAATATCCTATCTTTATACTCATCAATAACATCAACAAATCGTTTAGTTTCTTTTAGTTGTTCAAACACACTAGGATTATGGAATGAAATTGGTTGTTGTTTTGTGTGTAATAAAACTTTATTAACATCTCTAAGAAGAACACAAAAACAACTATAGTTTGTATTCAATTTGTTAATTACTGAACGTCCTTCTTGTTCTAAATCATATATTCCGGACATTTCACCTTCACCATATTTACCCCAACCATAGTAATTATTAGGGAAAACATCTTTTAGTATAAGATTAATTGAGTTTTTAAATAAATTCTTAACACCGGGGTTTATGTTAAATATTTGTCTAATTTCCTCAACTTTTGATGAGGTACATTTTTCAGCTTTGGATTCCGATAACACTAAAGTTATTTTTCTATCCGTTTCATTTTTTTTAATCTCTTTAATTAATAGATTAACTTTGTTTTCTGTATTTTTCATAAAGGCTTGTTTTAATATAAATATCTAAACAACCGAATTAACCTCGATTGTTTATTCTATTCATAATATCTGAGATGAAATCACCCTTTTCATCTATGTTGTCACCCATTACGGTTCCAATGTTTTGTTTCTTTTGATTTACCATATCATAGATGATTCCTTCTATTGAGTTATCAAATATTGGGTAGTAAACCGATACTGAATTTTTTTGTCCGTATCTATATGCTCTATCTTCCGCTTGAGCCAAATCACCCGGAACAAATGATAAGTCATTAATGATTACTGCCTCTGCGGCGGTTAATGTGATTCCCACACCGGCTGCTTTAACATTCCCAACAAATACTTTAATCTTTTCATTATCTTGAAATTGGTCAACAGCATATTGTCGTTGAGGTTTTGATGTTGAACCATCTAATCTCACAGCTTGTTTCCCAAAATGGTCGGCAATTCTGTTTAATGTTTCAGTAAAGTTGGTAAAGATAATAACTTTTTTGTCTTGTTCCAAAATATTTTCAGCTAATTCTATCGTATCTTTGATTTTTTCTTCGGCAATCACTTGACGAACCTTCATTAACTTACTGAATTGAACTGTTAAAGATGTTGATTCGTCCGGATTCTTATTATACCAATCATAGTATTCACCCATCAATCCTTCGTAAAGTTTTGACTTTAATCTTAGATAGACAGGTGTAATAATTTTCTCGGGTAAATCTAAGACTTCAGTTTTTAATCTTCTTAAAACTTGTCGAGATGTTCTATCTCTTAACTCTTCCAAATTTGATGCTCCGGTAACATTCCATATCTTACGAGTTCCTGCTGTAAATTGATAACCTTGACAATATCTAATAGCGTAAGCCATCCAATTTTGAGAAACCGGACTTTCAATTAATGATAATAAATTGAAATAGTTCATTGGTCGGTTAGTCATTGGTGTTCCCGTTAATAACCATACTCTCTCACATTTTTTAGAGAAACTATTAACCAATTTTGTTCTCGCCGCTTGTCCATTACTAACATAGTGTGCCTCATCCAAAATAATTAAATCAAAATTTCCTTGGGTTATTAAGGAGTTTTCTTTATCTTTTAAGTCGTAAAAGTTTTTAAGAATATCGTAATTAACAATTACAAAATCGTGTTCTATTGAGAAATTTTTACCTTCAGAAATATAAACACTCCTATCGGTATAGTTCTCAATCTCTCTTTGCCAGTTAATCTTTAACGATGCCGGACAAACAATCAATATTTTCTTTGCACCGGTTTCTAATGCCGCTATAATAGTTGCGGTGGTTTTACCTAATCCCATATCATCGGCAAGAATAAACCTTTTAGACCCGGCAAGTTTTTCAATTGCCTCTTTTTGATGTTCCAATGGTGGACGATTAGAGTATTTTGAATAATCCACAACAATATTCTTAATTGTGTGTGTTTTAATCAAAGCACCTTTTGGTAGCCAAAAATCGTGGATAGTTTCAGAATCTAATACTTTTCCCCAAACGTGGTAGGATTTTTCTTTCTCAACTAATAGCTTTTCCACCCATACCTGTTCGGGGATTTTAAGTAATAATTTTTCATCAGCAATTTTTTTGGCAAAGTAGGGGTCTAAATCAACCCATCGTTTGGCTACCTTAGGTGTAACTTCGTAATAATTTATAATGTAATCACATTGAGCTCTTGTAGGAAAAAATCTTTTGTTAGTTTCCTTTTGATGTTTTAATTTTAGGATATAGTTATTCGCCCCCTGATAAGTTTCAAGGAGAGATATTGCTCGTTGTTCTATTGTTAAATTAGAATTTTCAGATGTATTGTTTTCCAAATTTAATCTTTTAATAGAAATATAACACATTTTATAATATTTATCAATATGAATAATAAAGTACCAATTACAAGGATAGGTAAGTTCTTCGGAGCGGAGGATTTCAAGTTAGAACAGGACTTCGGAACCGAATGGTTACACGGGGATATGAACTTTACATTAGTTTTATATCGTGTAGATAGATATAAAACAAAAGCCGACGACGTGTATGGAGAAACATCTGTTGATGGTATTAAATTTTTACCACCGGTTGAATTCAAAGGGTATGTTCAAATTATGGCACCCGAGAACAAATATTTAGGTACTTCTAAAATTGACCAAATGGAACCGGGTAACCTTAAAGTGTCGGTTTATCAAAGAGATTTGGATAGTTTAGAGGTGGAAATTAGTTATGGTGATTACATTGGATACTACGAAACAGAAGATAAAGTAAGGTATTATACGGTTAATAACGATGGAAGGGTAACTTCTGACAACAAACATACAATTGGGGGTTACAAACCGTTTTATAGAACTATTATGGCATCTCCGGTTACAAATAACGAATTTAGAGGTCTATAATGAAAGTAGTAATAACAGAAAATAGATTATTTAATTCAATCTACAAATATATTGATGAAACCTTTAACTCAAATGATATGGATTGGGTTTATGGTCTTGGTGTAGATGATGATGGATATGTTGATATTGATATGGAAAATGAAAACTTTTTAATTTTCTTTAAAGGTGAGTGGGAAGGTGAAGAAGATTCTGATTCTGTTTTTCATTATTTTGATGTTGACTACTATGATAAAAATGACCCTTCACATAAACCTTTTAGAGACAAATCACCAACTTTAGAAGTTTTGGGTGAGTATGGAAGACACTTAGACTCTATGTTTGATAACCATTGGCACGAACCAATGAAAAAATGGTTCCAAGATAATTTTCATTTACCGGTTAAAACATTATCAACATATTACAATTATGAAAATTATAATTAAAGAAAATCAATATAAAAAATTATTAGAAACTGTTACCAATAATGAAGAAAAACAACATATTGGTGATAAAGTTATGGTTTATTATAATTTACATAAACACACTTTTTCAGTAACCTATAACGGAAGAGTAATCACTCACGCCGACTATGTTAAATTGGTTGATGTTGAATTTAGAGTTAGACAAGGTGGAAGAGAAAAAGTTATAAACGACAAAAGAAAAAATGTTCATTCATTTGTTATTGGTTATTTAGTTGATTATTGTAGTTACCCTTGTAAAGATATACCAAGTGAACCTAATAACAATATTGTGACTTATAACCCATATAAGTACAATTCATTTGTTATGAAAGATACTGAAGAACCAATATACCAAGCAAGTGTGGTACAAATGATAAATTCAAGAAACAAAATATTTATAACAAAACAATAAAATGGGTTTACCAAGTAAAATAAAGAAAAATATACCATTAACGGAGTCCAAAACACTTCTACCAAGAAGACACGAACTTTTGGATAAAATCAATAAAGACGGAACTTATCTTCCAAAATCTTTATTGCACGCTGACTTAGATAGAGGATTTTTAGATTTTGTTCGAGATGACTTAAAAGTTGTTGTTGAAGGTAAGACAATTCCTACAGTCGATATTTTAGTTACGACACAGAATTGGGCTCAATTTACGGAAACTTGGAATTTTCAAAATATTGATAAAAATGTTGAACCTCCATTTATAACTGTTGTTAGAACACCTGAAGTTAAATTTGGTAGCAACCCCGCTCTTGTATACAATATTCCTAATAGACGACAATATTTTTATGCTCAAGTACCTACTTGGGATGGACAACGAAATGGGATGGATATTTACACAATACCCCAACCAGTACCGGTAGACATTACTTATTCTGTTAAGATTATTTGTAATAGAATGAGAGAGTTAAATAAACTTAACCAAATCATTTTAGAAAAATTTGCATCGAGACAATCTTATGCGGTTATAAAGGGACATTATATTCCAATCGTTATGAATGGTATTACTGATGAGTCAGTATTTGATGTTGAAAAAAGAAAATATTATATCCAAACATATGATTTTACTATGTTGGGGTTTTTAATTGATGAGGATGAATTTGAGGTTTCTCCAGCAATTACAAGAGTATTACAGGTTGTCGAGTTTGAAAAAAAGACAACAAGACGTAATAAGAAAAAACCAATCGAGGAAGGTCCCGGAAGTCAGGCGTTGTTTTTAGTTGATAATACGACATTAACTCAAGTCTTTAATTATGTTGTTGATATTAAGATTGGTGAAACAACTAATGTTTATTCATTTGACGTTTACATCAATGATGATTATTATGGGTCTGATTTGGATTTAATACAAATTAATTCAGGTGATGTTTTAAGATTAGAAATTGTTAAAAACAATGAACTAATAGAATCAACAATTCAATTTATTGATAAGATATTTTAATCTTCACCATAGATGTCTTTTGTTGGTTTACATTTCTCAACAATTAGTCGTTCTAAAAAACGATACATTTTAATTCCCTTCTTATCACAGTAGGTTTTAAGAATCTCGTGTGTCTCCACCGATATCTTTAAATTTTTAATCTTTTTAACGTCTTTATCCATAAGTAGAAAAAAGGCAGAAAATAATCTCCCTAAAATATAAATAGTTGCTACGAAGTAAAGTATTTTGATTTTTTTTTAATATTTATATATAAATAAAATTATAAACAAGACAAACTAATGGCAACAAACAGCAAAGTATTCGTATCTCCTGGGGTATATACTTCCGAAGTTGATTTAAGTTTCGTAGCACAGAGTGTGGGTGTAACCACATTAGGTATCGTAGGTGAGACACAAAAAGGTCCTGCTTTTGAACCAATCTTTATACGTAACTTTGATGAATTTTCAACTTTTTTTGGAGGTACATCACCTGAAAAATTTATTAATACACAAATACCGAAGTATGAGGCTTCGTATATCGCAAAATCTTATTTACAACAATCTAATCAGTTGTTTGTTACAAGAATTTTGGGATTGTCAGGATATGACGCGGGACCTTCTTGGTCTTTTAGAACAATAGCGAACGTAGATAAATCAACAGTCGATTTCGATTGTTCAGGTAGTACATATGATATACCAACGTGTTCAACAATTTGTACAGGCTATACTGAATATTTATTTACACTACCTTTCACAGGATGTAATGACGATATAAGTTCAGTTGTATTTGGACCTATAGTTGGTGACCAATCTATTATAACTAACAAATTTAACGAAAGTTATCAAAATTTTAATGGGACAACATCAACAATTGCATCTAATTTCCAACAACAAATTTTCAATGTTATTGTATCTTCAACAACTCTATCAACATCCGCAACATCATTATATTGTTACGGAACAATATTAGGTAGTGATTATGACATATTATATTCAAGTGGTTTCAGTGGTGTTACTAATGTTTTTGGAGTAAATAACGTTGATTCACATTTAGCTGATTACACAGCACCTGAAAATGACCCTTGGTATTACGCATTATTTGATAATAATAATGGTAGTTATTCGGGTAGTTCATATTCATCTATAATTGGAACTCTTGTTCAAAGTTCATCATCATCAAATTGTGCGTCATTTACGTCATTTAATGTTAGTGGTGTAACAGGAAGTATAAACTACGATAATAATACTATTAGTGTTGTTTTACCATATAACGCAACTTTTTCAGGAACAAATTTATCAACAGTTGTTGCAGGATTTGATGCTTGTTGTACGGGGGTAACGGTTAGTAGTGTTCCACAAGTAAGTGGTGTTACATCTAATAATTTTACAACACCAGTTAGTTATCTTTTAACACCAAATGATGGAATATCACAACCTGAGACTTGGATAGTGTCAGTTACAATACAAAATCCTTGTAATCCAATTACATCAGGAAATACAGGTTCACAAAACACAGGAACAATTAAGACTTGTTATACAGGTAGTGTTGTAGGTAGTGTTTATGTTTATACAGGGACATCATACACTGATTTTGACGATTTAGTTATAGCAACTCTTCGTTCAAGAGGTATCGCAACATATGGTACAGATAGTGATGGTCCTGAGTATCAAGTTTCAGGATTAACTGATGTTACAATGAATTGTACCGGAGGATATTCAACTATTGGTAAAAACCCATATTCTGAATTTGGATTAAACATAACTGATAAAGATAATAACACATTTTTCTTTGAAACATCATTTAGTGAGTCGGATTCTAAATACATATCTAAAGTGTTTGGTTCATCTAACTTTTCAAAACCAAGAACTACGGTTCCATTATTTGTTGAAGAAAGATTCCAAACATTATTAAACTATGGTTATAATAAAGGGTATATTAGAGGTATTAATTGTGATTTAATAGCGTTACCAAGAGCAAAAGGTAATAACCCATCAAGTATAGCGTTTTATTTAGAAAAATATCAAACACCTTCTTCTCCTTGGGTTGTTTCTGAAGTAAGAGGTAGTAAAGTATATAATTTATTTAGATTTACAACAATTTCTGATGGTGATGATGCAAATACCGAAGTTAAAATTTCTATCGCAAATATGTCATTTGGTAATTTAACTTTTGATATTTTGGTTAGAGATTTTTACGATACAGATAATAATCCGGTAGTTATTGAGAAATTTACAAATTGTTCTATGAATCCTCAAGACAATTCGTTTATAGCACAAAAAATCGGAACAACTGATGGTGAATACGCATTAAACTCTAAATATATTATGGTTGAAATGAATGAGGACGCACCAATAGATGCGTTACCTTGTGGATTCCAAGGTTTTAATTTTAGAAGTTATGGAACATCCAAATCACCATTCCCAATATATAAAACTAATTATGATTATCCTGGTGAAGTAGTGTTTGACCCTCCTTTTGGATTAAGTTCAGGAGGTAACTTGGTAACTCAAAGCCCTGGTGATAATGTTCGTAGAACTTATTTAGGGATTTCAACAGGATACGGTGCGGGTTATGATTCAGATTTTTTCCAATATAAAGGAAAACAACTACCAGGAAATTTATGTAGAGACACTGAAGGTGCTAATTGGGCTTTCAGAACAAAAGGTTTCCATATGGATATTAACGCATCAACAATTGTTTACCCGGGAACATCTGTTCCGGAATTTTATGTTGGTTCAGCTCCGTTTACATCTGACCCTAGTAGTGAGGCAAGTCCTTATTACAGAATTTACTCACGTAAGTTCTCATTATTAGTTCAAGGTGGGTTTGACGGTTGGGATATTTATAGAGAATCGAGAACTAATACCGACACATTTAAAGTGGGTAATAGAGGTTATTTAAACGGAGCTTGTTCGGATATTAAATATCCAACAGCTACAGGTTGGGGTTCATTTAAACAAATTACCGTTGGAAACAATAGTGTTGATTGGGGTAATACTGATTATTACGCTTATTTATTAGGACAACAAACATTTTCTAATCCTGAAGCAGTAAATATTAATTTATTTGTTACACCAGGTATTGATTATATAAATAACAGTAATCTAGTTGAAGATGCTATTGAAATGATTGAATTTAATAGAGCGGATTCGTTGTATATTTGTACAACACCTGATATTGATTTATTCACACCAACAGTTGATTTAGCAACTGATTTAATTTATCCACAAGAGTCTGTAAATGGATTAGAAGATAGTGGTATTGACTCTAACTACACGGCAACTTACTACCCTTGGGTATTAACTAGAGATAGTGTTAATAATACACAAATCTACTTACCACCTACGGCTGAGGTTACAAGAAACTTGGCGTTAACAGATAACATCGCATTCCCTTGGTTCGCGGCGGCAGGTTACACAAGAGGTATTGTAAACGCTATCAAAGCGAGAAAGAAACTTACTCAAGAAGATAGAGATACTCTTTACCAAGGACGTATCAATCCAATTGCTACTTTCTCTGATGTTGGAACGGTAATTTGGGGTAACAAAACTTTACAAGTTGCTCAATCTGCTCTTGATAGAATAAATGTTAGAAGATTATTACTTCAAGCTCGTAAATTGATTTCAGCGGTATCTGTAAGATTATTGTTTGAACAAAACGACCAAAAAGTAAGACAAGACTTCTTAGACGCGGTTAACCCTATCTTGGATGCTATCAGAAGAGACAGAGGTTTATATGATTTCCGAGTTACAGTATCGTCAGACGCTGCTGATTTAGACAGAAATCAAATGACAGGTAAGATTTATATCAAACCAACCAAATCGTTAGAATTTATAGACATTACGTTCTATATAACTCCAACCGGAGCTTCTTTCGAGAATATATAATAAATAAAATTATGACTCATCGTAATGGTGAGTCATAATAAGCCTTAATATAAAGATATGTTAAAAAATGAAATAAATGAAGGTATTGACGAGTTTGGTGCCCCCGATGAGAAGTATTACGCATTTGATTGGGATGACAACATAGTATCAATGCCGACAAAGATTATCTTAAAAGATGAAGATGGTGATGAAGTAGGGATGTCTACTGAAGATTTTGCAACTTATAGAGAAGAAATTGGTAAGGAACCATTTGATTTTGACGGACATACTATTGTTGGGTTTGGAGAAGAACCTTTCAGATATTTTGGTGTTAAAGGGGACAAACAATTTATTGTGGATTCTATGACAGCAAAACCTGGACCGGCTTGGGAAGATTTTGTTGAGGCAATTAACAATGGTTCAATATTTTCAATAGTGACAGCTAGAGGACACACACCATCAATATTAAAAGAAGCTTGTTATAACTACATTGTGTCAAACATTAATGGTATTGACTCAAATGAGTTAGTTAAAAATTTAGAGAAATATCGTGATTTGGCGGATGAAGAAAACGTTTCTAAAAGAGAAATGATTAGAGAATATTTAGATTTATGTAAATTTTATCCTGTAAGTTACGGGGAAGGTTCTGCAACAAATCCGGAAGAAGGTAAAATCAAAGCATTAAAAGAATTTGTTAATTATGTTAAGGAAATGTCACAACATATTCAAAAAAAGGCATTTTTAAAAAATAAAATAAATAATTACTTTGTCCCTAAGATAGGTTTTTCAGATGACGACTTAAAAAATGTGGATGTTGTAAAAAAACATTTTGAGCAAGACCCAGAGAATATAATTAAAACATATTCAACAGCTGGAGGAATTAAAAAAGAATATTAAAATATTTATTATTAATAACTAATAAATAAAAAATAATTAAATAAACTATTAATATAAAAACTAGGATTTCTAGAATGATAGATTTTTTAATTCTAAAAGTCAAGAGAAAAAAATTAAATAGGTTATATTTATAATAAACAAGATAAAAAAATAAAAATTAAAAAACAAATAGAAAATGGCTGATTTATTAATGAAAATGCCCATACCGTATGAACCAAAAAGACAAAATAGGTTTATTGTACGATTCCCTTCTACATTAGGGATTAACGAATGGTTTGTAGAGTCGGCTGCTAGACCACATATCACTATTAAAGACGTTGAAATACCCTTTTTAAATACTTCAACATATGTTGCGGGTAGATTTACTTGGGGGACAATTAATGTTAAATTTAGAGACCCAATTGGACCTTCTGCGTCACAAGCTCTTATGGAGTGGGTTCGTTTATGTGCTGAGTCAGTTACAGGTCGTATGGGGTATGCTGCGGGATATAAGAAAAACATTGACCTTGAGATGTTAGACCCAACAGGGGTTGTTGTCGAAAAATGGATATTAGAAGGAACTTTTTTAAGTGATGTTAACTTTGATACTTTAGCTTATAGTTCAGACGCGTTGGCAACAATTTCAGCAACACTTCGTATGGATAGATGTGTATTAGTTTACTAAAATGATTAGAGAATTAACAATAGAAAAAATTCGTAATTCTCCAACATTAAGTGATGAAAAATGGGTTTCCGTTAATCTACCAGATGTATATTCTAAAATACTTAAATTAACAAAACATATGAATAGTGATTGTGAGTTTATGGTTCGATTAGAATTTATTAATAAATTACTTTCTGAAAAAAAAATATGTTTATTACATTTTAAATAAAACCCACATTACGTGGGTTTTTTTGTTTTTAAACTTTATATAAAAAAAACATATCCTATTATTTATAATAAAAACAAAACTATATGGAACAAAATTTAATAGATGCTGCAACACAAAACTTCAGTTTACCACACGATGTGGTTCAATTACCAACGGGTGGTATTTTTTATAAATCAAAAAAGAAATCGGTTAAAATTGGTTATTTAACAGCAAATGACGAAAATTATTTAATTGGAGCTAGTCGTAGTAGTGAAAATATTATATTAAAATTATTACGAAATAAAATGTATGAACACGATTTACGTCCTGAAGAACTTTTAGATGGGGATGTTGAGGCGATTTTAATATTTTTAAGAAATACGTCATTTGGTTCTGATTATAGTATTAACTTAATTGACCCTGGTACAGATAAACCATTTGTTGGTACTGTTGTATTAGATGAATTAAATATTAAAAAAACTGAATCTAAACCTGATGAAGATGGTACATTTACAACTAAATTACCAAAAACAGGAATTACTGTAAAATTAAGACCAACAACCTTCTATGATACTATTGAATTAGATAAACAGGAAGCACAATACCCTATTGGTAGACAAGCACCAAAAATTACTTGGAAATTATTAAAACATATTGTTGAGATTGACGGTGATTCAGACAGGTCAAAAATTAGTTTATTTGTCGATTCAATGCCAATTATGGATTCTAAGTACATAAGAAGTTTTTTAAGAGAAAATGAACCGTCATTGGACTTAAAAAGAAGTGTAATCGCCCCTTCAGGAGAATTGGTATCTTTCGAGATAACCTTTGGGGTGGACTTTTTTCGACCTTTCTTCTAATCATAAACAATTATTAATTGAGGAGTATCTATATTTGGCTCAATCAATACACGTATCATATTCGGATTTTCATTCAATGCCGACATATGTTAGAAAATACTTAATAAATCGAGTAATCGAGAATAACACACCAAACTAGTGATTTAAAAACTATGTTTGGTGTATTTATTTATAAACACATTTAATTATGGCAGGAGAAGGAACACCGGTAACACCAGCACCCGGAGACGCGACAAGAGGATTAGGAGAAGCAATTGGTTCTAATTTTAACCCTGAGGCGATTGCTAAAGTAGTATTGACACTTGATAAGGCGTCAAGCGAAATGCTTAAATCGTTTGGTAGAGGTCAAGAGATGGCGGACATATTACGTATTAGTATGTCAAATTCTGTTACTGAAGTTAGAAAATTAGGTGGTGATATTGCCGATGTTCTTGCAACCCAAAAAGCCGCTTCTGAGGCGTTAGGGAGAAATGTGATATTATCTGAAAAAACAACTAAAGATTTATACGCCACGATGAAAGTAACTGGTGTTGAAGTTGGTAAAATTGTTACAGGTATGGCGGATGTTGGTATTTCGTCAGTTAGAGCGACTAACGAAATGTTAAAAGTTGTTAATATTGCAAGAGAATCGGGGGCAAATGCTCAGGCTGTTTCGGCTAAGGTTATTGATAATATGAACGCACTTAACAAATATAATTTTGCTGGTGGTGTTGAAGGGTTGGCTAAAATGGCGGCTCAAGCGACATCATTAAGAATTGATATGTCTCAAACATTAGGGTTTGCTGAAAAAGTGTTTAATCCTGAAGGGGCGATTGAGGTTGCCGCTGCGATGCAGAGATTAGGTGTGTCTCAAAGTTCTTTATTAGACCCATTAAAATTAATGGATTTATCTCAAAATGACCCCGCTGAATTACAAAATCAAATTGCTCAAATGAGTAAACAATTTGTTCAGTTAGGTAAAGATGGTAATTTTGAAATTATGCCGGGAGCAAAAAGACAATTGAGAGAAATTTCAACCGCTATGGGTATTCCTTACGACCAACTTACCAAAATGGCGTTAGGTGGTGCGGATTTAGATAAGAAGTTAAAAGAAATTACATTCCCAAGTGCAACTGAAGACCAAAAGAAAATGATTGCCAATATGGCTGAAATGGGTGAAGGTGGAACTTATGAAATCAAAACAGCTGCGGGAGACACAAAAAAAGTTAGTGATTTAACACCTGAAGAAATAAAGGCTCTCGAAAAAATGGCTAACGCCAAACCGGAGTCAATGGAAGATTTGGCAAAACAACAATTATCTGCAACTCAATCTATTGCCGCGGCAATTAATAGTTTAGGGGATAGAACAGGTTTAGGTTTGGCTAGTAGTAAAACTGCGGGGGGAATATTAAAAGGAACAAGGGCTGTTGCTACGGCAGGTTCTGAAATAATGGGTGAGGGATTATCGGCAAAAAATATTGGAAAAGGGATTGATAAAGCGGCGGACACATTAACCGGAGCTGTTGCAGAATATGCCAATACAGGAAAAATATCCGCTAATTTAGGAACAATTATGAGTGATTTTGGTAGTTTTATTAGTAAAGAAATGAAAGAATCATTTTCAAATGTTAAAGCTCAAGCAGATAAACTAGATAAAGAATTTCCATTATTTGGTGATATTGCTAGAGCGGCACAAGTTGCGACTGGAACTGCTCTTCCTAGAAATGCAACATCAAATATACCAACAGGTGGTGTGGGAACAAATAGTATGAATGGTACACAATCATCGACTCAGAAATCAACGGTTGATGTTAACGTAAATCACACAATTAATATTACAGCACCTGCCGGTATAGATACAAAAACACTTCAGAACGCATTAAACGAACCTGATGTTAAACAACAAATAGTTAAAATGTATCAAGATACGGTGTCAGATACTATTGGTAGACCTATCCCTAGTAAAAATGAACCTCGTTAAAAATAGGTTATTAATCTATTTATTATAAAAGAAAAAAAATATGCCAAATAGTACATTATCATTTGCTTCATCATCTTCATTTAGAGATATTTTATTGGCTAAAAATTTAGTCCCATATAGTGTTATTGGAGTATATACTCCTGCAACGGGAAATATTAATACTGAAGTGACTTTAAATAACTTTAATGTAATTGATTCTCCAAATGATTTAATTGCTAATGACCCATTTGCTCAATTATTATATCCATTAAACGAATATGGACCTAATGGTGGTTATAACTTAAATATTAATTTTAATGGACCTCTACTTCCGGTTAACCCAAATCAAGGGGAATACGGACCAAATGATACCGTATTAGATTTAGTAAATGAGTTTTTCATTGATGCGGCGTATATCGATAATTACTATGGACCTGTTGGTGGGTTTAATGATATGTATGGGGTTACAACTCAGATATTGGGTCAACCCATACATCAACCTTATTTACCAATAAATTTTGTTGCTTCTTCGTATTCTCCTTATGCGATTTTATTATCGACAAATCCAACAGGGAACAATGGTTCATTATCTCAGGATTCTTATTTGGCGAGATTAGGGGCGACATATCTTAATCAATTATTTCAAGATAGAATTAATAGACAAATTTTTATTAACACTGTTGGTCAAGTAAATTTAGAATCATTATCCGACCCTTTTGAGGCTAGTTTAATTATATCAGGACAAGAACCTTTAGTTTATAGAAATTGGAAGATTACATCACCGGAAGACCCTATTACAGCGGCGGCAGATTTAATTACAAGATTAGGTGGTGCGTATTGGCCGGTTTCATTAATACCGGGTGATTATTTTAGTGATAATACAAGAAATGGACAAACACAACAAACATCAAATGCTTTAAACGTTGTTAATCAATTAACCGGTGGTTTTTTAGGTCCTATTTTAAATATTAAAAGAAATCCTTCTGAAATATTCTTAGCAAATACCGGAAACGGACAAAGGTCTGTTTTATTCAGAAATCTTAATTATAACCGTTATCAACCAAGTTATGATAAAAATTTTGGAGGATTATTAGGTGTTGGACAAGCAATTGTTAGTTTAATCAATCCTGACAATGGAACGTTAGTTGGAGGTTATTATGTTGGTAGTAGAAATTCTGAACCATCAACAATAACTTCTCCACCAAATCAAGTACCTGTTAATGCTTTTGGACAACAGGAAGATGTTCCAGTGTATGGACCATCAGAATTAGGTATTTTATATGAAGGTAACCAAGATACTCTTAATTTTGGACTCGCGGCTAAATCATTAAGTGATGGTGGTGGTATTGATGGTCAATTTGTTTGGACATCACCAAAATACAAACCAAACGCGGGGTTTAAAGCAACACCGGGTGGGGGTTCAGGTTCTGCCGACCCTGATTATAATTTAATTAGTAGTAACTATACTCGTGATGAGTCAACTAATTTTACATTTAAGAAAACATCTATTTTAGACCAAACGCAAAGATTGGTTGATTCTGCGGATAATGTACAAGGGATTACAAGATTAAAACACGTTGGTAACGCAATTAATCAAGTTAGTAAAGTATTTCACGATGGGTATAAGGAAATGACAAAAGGTTCTCAAGTTGTTTCATATACTGACCAAACAACAGGTGGTGACGCAGGTATTGAGTATTGTAGAGTTTTTACTAAAGACACGCCATACTACACTTATAATGATTTACAAAAAGTTGATGGTATTACAACATCCGGAAGAAAGTTTGCTGGCTCAGTGTTTGATAACACATTCAATTTAAACATTTCACCAACAAGAAATCCGGGTTCAACAAATATTATTGCGGATGGACCTAATGGGGTTGGGGGGTATGCTAAAAAATATATGTTCTCAATTGAAAATTTGGCTTGGAGAACATCAAGTAAACAAGGTTTTACTTACGATGAATTACCTGTTTGTGAAAAAGGACCAAATGGTGGTAGAGTAATGTGGTTTCCACCGTATGATATAAGATTTACAGATACAAGTAACGCTAACTGGACAGAAACTTCTTTCTTAGGTAGACCTGAACCAATATATACATATAAGGATACTCGAAGAACAGGAACGTTAAGTTGGAAAATTATTGTCGACCATCCTTCTGTTATGAATGTTCTTGTTGAAAAACAATTAAAAGGACAAAATAAGGAAAGAATAAATTCTATTATTGATTCGTTTTTCGCGGGTTGTGTTAAATATGATATATATGAGTTGGCTAAAAAGTTCAATACGGTTCCAACAAAAGATTTATACACTTATCAACAAATCTTAAACAACCCAAATTTGGATACTAATACTGCTAAAGAAGTTATTAGTAGTGTTCAGGGGAATCCGTCTGTTGGTACTGTTACAACAGGTAATGGGCCGGGGAAATTAAACCCTGAGTTATCTGTTGCTGATTTAGATTCAAAATATAATAATTTTGGGTTTTATTTTGATAATGATATTCCGGGGCCTAATAATAGAACAGCAACAACACCTAGTTCAACGTACAAGTCGGATTATGATAATTATACCTATAGTATGAATCAAGACCAATATGTTGCAATATCAAGTAAAACATTTGCACCTCCTAGTACTAATTTAAATGTTAAAGAATTTTTTGAAAATGTTGTTATTGATAATTTTAATTATATAAATACGGGGTTTGTTGAAGACGCTTTTAAAATATTAAGTGAGAAGACAGGGACAATTAAAGTATCTTTAAGAGCCGCGGCGTCTGCTCCGGCAAGTAAAACATATAATGTGGCGTTATCAAAAAGAAGAGCTAATTCTGTTATTGATTATTTAAAAACAACTAAATTAGGTAAATTTATTACTGAAGATAAAACATTAACATTTACTAGTATTGAAACTTTAGGTGAGGATGATACTGCGATACCAAAAACTTCAAAAGGTTCTTTTGGGGCTGCGGTAACTTGTACCAATGATATTAAAGATAAAAATGGAAAATCAACACACGATTCTCAATGGTATTCTGTGGCGGCAATGGCTTGTAGACGGGTTGTAATTACGGATATAACTGTAACGGCAACACCATCAGACAAACCTGTTGAACCTGTTGAAAAACCTGTTATTGTAAATGTGCCAACTGAATCGACAACTCCAAAACCAAAACCAAAACCAACATATAGAACTGAAAAAACAATAAAAGAAGGGATTAGTAAATTAATTTTGAGAAGATTACTTTCCGAATGTGATTATTTCGATGTTATTAAAAAAGAGGTTCCTATGTTATATGATTCTATTCAGGAAAAAATTAAATATTTTAATCCTGCGTTTCACTCTATGACACCGGAAGGATTAAACTCTCGTTTAACTTTCTTAAACCAATGCGTTCGTCCTGGTGAATCAATTCCTGTAATTGGGGATAATGGACAGATAGTTGCAAATGACGCCTTAAACACCTCCTTTGGAGCACCACCGGTTTTAGTTTTAAGGATTGGTGATTTTTATAATTGTAAGATAATACCTAAAACGATTGGGTTTACTTATGAACCTTTGGTTTTTGATTTAAATCCGGAAGGTATTGGTATTCAACCAATGATTGCTAATGTTACAATGAATTTTGATATTATTGGTGGTATGGGTCTTGAAAAACCTGTTGAAGAATTACAAAACGCTTTATCGTTTAACTACTATGCAAATACTGAAATTTATGATGAAAGAGCTAAGTGGACTGACGATAGTTGGAAAAAATTAGATAAACAATATTTCCAATCTTTAATTGACGAACAACCAACTGTAACTCAAGTTGATAATCAACAAACAAACTCTGCGGGAGAAACTATTGGACAAATTCAAACAACTGTTGACGGTGCTAGTGGTCAAACAGGTGATATTACCTATATGAAAATTATGGATAGTTTATTAGATGTTAGTAAAGAATATATTGTAAATCTTGTAAACCAATATGAAAGTACGATTAAATCGTATAATGGTGGTATTTGGGAATTAATGTCTAAGGAAAGACAATACATTGATGGGGAATTTAATATGGGAACATCAAGTAATTTAGTACCAATCTATGGTAAATCAGTTTATGAACAAAATGTTAATGAATTGTTTTCGGAATTACTTAATGATATTTCAGGAGCAACTAATTTTATTATTGTTGGGTTAAATTCTGTTTTTACAGACACTAAAGCGGTTAGAAGTGTGACGACTAATTTAACTAATTATATAAATGCTATGAAAGTTGATTTTAGTAATGGTATTGAGGAACTCAGCAATAAAATTGTTGAGCAAGAACAAAATATGGTACAAGTTTTTAGAAAAATTAATTATGTGACAACATTATCCGATGGTGTATTAATTGATAGTAAGGCAAAAATTTATACTATAACGGCAACTGAAGAAGTTAATAGAGCTGATAGTAGAGAACAGGCGGATACATTCCAAGAGATGTTATTTGACTATCATTTAGTTGATGATAGAATGAATGATTATAATGAAGTTTTAAGTAGTAGTGATTATAATATTATAAGTAATAAGTATACAGAACCCGGTGGATTTACCTCGGCAATATTTTCTGACATAACAGATAAAAGATTTTTTATGGTTATGGCACAAGTGTTTAATAACCGTAGTAATTTTAACACATTTAAATCGGCAATTATTACTAATGAGTTAGATAATACATATGATGGGTTATCTAAACAATTTAATAAAATTGTTGATAAATTTAGAGATAATGTGATAAAAGAGTTAGAAAGTGAAGAAAAAAATGTGAAATCTATTAAAAAATCGACATCATATATTACTTGGGTTAAAGAAAATGTTTATAATAAAGGAAAAACACGTAAGTTTACTTATACTACAGAACCTTCACCAACAAACGATGAGCAAACTAAAAACTTAATATTATTGTATAAAGGTGAGAATAATGGTGATAAAACAATATGGACGGATAAAACTCAATTTAATTAAAAATGAATAATAAACAAAATTATAATAGATATAATGAATTTTTATTAAATGGTGAACAAAGTATTGTGCCATATATCTCCATTTCAAGTAAATCGTCCGATAAAAGATTAATTTATAAAATTGGGCAATCTAGATTAGATAAGATATCTCAGCAATATTATGGTACACCTACATTTGGTTGGTTAATACTTGCGGCAAATCCAATTTTTGGAGGTCAAGAATGGAACATCCCAGATGCTGCTATATTGACAATCCCATTTCCTTTAGTATCATCATTACAAGAATATAAATCACAATTAGACAATCATTTCTATTATTATGGTAGGTAAACCCGAAAATATATTGGTCGAATTCGACTACAACAATATTACAATTATTGACCCAAACAAAGTTGTTGATAGTGATAATAAAGTGATGGATAGATTTGTTAAGCAAGAAGATTTAGTTATGTATGCCAATCTTGAATGTAGTGTTTTACCGAGAACTAAATTGGCTCTTGGTACTGCAAACAACGATTCTATTAGAACAGTCTCAATTGCTAAAATTAATTTTTTAAAACCTGGTGATAAGGCTTATTTGGATAATTCATATACTGATGAATTAACCGGTAAGGGGGCTATTAAAGGAGAAGGAGTTAATCAACCAACATTTAACGGGGTTGTTAATCCAAACAATAGTGATGATTTTTATATTAAACAAACCATTAGTTCTAATGGTAAACCAGGGGCAACCGATAATGGTTTACTTGGAATCACATCGATTAATATTAGACAAGGGTTAGATTTCTTACCAACATTTGATATTAGATTAATTGATGTCAAAGGTCGAGCCTTATTTGAAGCGGGGGATAATTCACCATACGCAGCCTTTTTTAATTTACCGTATCCATTGTTTCATTTAACTATTAAAGGTTTTTTTGGTAAAGCTGTTAGGTTGGGATTAATGTTACAAAATTTTACAACAACATATGATGCAAATACGTCTAACTTTACTATTGATTTAAAGTTTTACACATACAAATATACAGTATTAAGTGATGTAACTATGGGAGCTCTTTTAGCAACTCCACATATGTACCAATCAAGGTTTAATATAAGTAAAACTAGTGGAGGTCCAAGTACAACAACTAAAACTGAAAATGTTGTTGTTGAGAGAGGTTATCAGAAAATTAGGGAAATGTATAGTGAGTATAAATCAAAAGGGTTAATACCTAATGATTTTCCTGAAATTACTTTAATGCAAATGAAGGATAGAATTGAAAATTTTATTAAAAATATTCTTGATTCATTTACTAAACAAAATTTAGACCCACTTACTAATTTAGATACCTACGGAATTCATTTAACAGATTATCAAAAAGAAGTTTTTTATAATGTAAAAACTTCGTGGTTAAATGAATTTATGGATACTGAGAATTATTATATTTTAAAAAAAACCGGAACAAAAGTTTACACTTTTAAGAAAAATTTAGATGGACAAAAGAAAATTGATGCAGTTTCAAAATTAAAAGGTTTAATTGAAAAATATAATAAATTATTAAATGAAAATGTAACCTGTGGTTCAAAAGGTAGTTACACTATTAATGGTAAAAAAACACAATGTGTTATACCAAATAATATTGAATACAAAATTTTCCCAAAAAATTTTAATGCCAACGATATTAATTTAGAGGAGACATATAAGTTACAACGAAAAAACAGTCAACCAACACCACAAGATTTAACAAATTTCCAAGCTGATTTAGTAAATTCAAACACATTTAATAATGTTGAAATAACTCTTAAAAACGGAAGTAAAGAAGTTGTTTCCCAATATTTTGTGTTTGAAGGGGTAAACTCTTTTATTGATTTTACGGATAAAATGGGTAAAGATTTAAAAACTAAAAGAGGGTTAATTGAGGATGAGTTAACCAAAGCTCTTTCTGAGTTATTAGAAAATAAAGATAATGGTATTGGGTTTGTCCCAACAATTAGAAACGTATTGGCGGTTGTGTTTGCTAATGGTGAGGCTTTCCTACGTTTATTAGACGATGTTCACACAAAGGCTTGGGAACAAAGAGATTCTAAAATAAGAAAAGGTGTTATTTTTGATAAACAAATCGCTAACGCTAGTGCGGATAATAAAAGTTCGGGGGATGATAAAAATCAACCGGTTTATCCTTGGCCTCAAGTAATTAAAGAAACAACAGGGGAAAAAGGACAGGAAAAATATGAATTAAGATATCCTGGTGATAGTGATATTATTGGAGAAACTAAAGGTTATTTATATGATGTGTGGCCGGAAATAGAATTTGTTGAAGAATTTATTAGTGGTTTGACACAAAAAACACCACCACCACCCCCACCAACAAAAACTTCAAACTCGACAAAAGAACCAAATAGGGTTTCGTTAGGGGCTATTGAATTCCCAATTAGTAATGAGGTTTATGAGAATAAAGTGGTTAGTAAGTACCTATATGAGATATACGAAAGAACATTATTAACTTCTCATTATTCTAAATTAGATAGAACTAACAATTTAACATCTGAGGCTGATAAAGTTTCAAATGTGGTTAGTGAAGGGGAAAAAATTAACATAACTCAGAGTTTGTCAGATAACAGTGATGTAGAATTAATAAAAAATTTAAAAGAATATAATCTTAATTCATCCAATTTTGAAAGTGTGTTAAAACATATCTCAAATGAAGGGGTAGCACTTAGCTGGCAGAATTATATACGAGGAATTTTCAACACAGGGTACATTAAAAATACTGTAGAAAACGCTTCATTTGAGTTTATTACTAATGATGTGATAAACGATTCAAAGGCTCAACCCTTAGTTTCATTAACTAATGAAAAAGATATTTCGGATTATATTTCAACATCAACAACCTCTAATAAATATGATTTTGCGGATACCTATCCATTTACAGATAAAGATTGGGTAAAAGGTAATTTGGCGGATGGAGTGTCTACAGATGAAAAATTGGCGTTTAATACGACAAAAACATTAATATATAACCCTAATAAAAAAGTAGTTTCAAATTTTAGTGATACTCAATCAGAAGATGTTAAAAAACCAATAACTAATTTTGTTTATAAAAATATTGTAATGCCAACAATATTTGATAATGATTTAAGAAATTTCTATAGTGATAGAACATATACAAATCAATTACCGACTGAAGGGGACGTAAAATATTTAAATTATTCGGGGCTTGTTAGCAGTTATCAAACAACATCAATTTTTAATACACCGTATTTTATAAATTCGATTCAAGAGGGGGTTGAAAATTCTATAAATTCGGTAAAAAACCCTTATGTTAGTTCTGCGTATTTGTTTATTAATAGCTTACCTTTATCGACATTAAGAGAAAAATATAAAACCTACACAGGAAACGAAACAAATTATTCTGACGAAAATTTAGATTATATTTTTGCGTCTATGAAAAAGTTTGCTGCGTTACATAAAGTTCCATATGCTTGGGTATTAAAAATAGGTTCCATTTGGCATCGATATAAAACATATGTTAATACTAATGTTGATATTTTAAATAATTCTTGGAAAAATTTTGACGCTAAAAAGAATTATGACCCTGTTAACAATAGTGCAACAACTGTTTATAATTTTACAATTCCGGGTCAAGTGTCGGCAACGACAATGGTTTTAGAAACAACAAATGTGATACCAACATTCCCAATGGGGGCTAATAGTGTTCAAACAATAATTAATACGGGGTTTTATCCTAAATTAATTAATGATTTTAATGTTTTTTATCAAGGATATAATGTTTATACAGGGTACACTAGTTCGGATATTCAAAATGGGTTTAATGAGGGTATAGTATTAAATTACGTACCTGAATCGGTTATAAATAATGTTACAGGTACCACAACCGGAAATAGTAGAACAATCTCGGTTATTCCTTGGTCCGTATCTATTGTTGCTGATTATGGTCAATATATTTATGTTTTACCTTCTCACGGGGCATTAATTAATCAAACAAAAGATGAATGTTTTGATAAGACGGATAATTTAGTTTATCCGGTTACTGGCAATACGTCAATGTATAATGGTTCTGTTAGATTATTTTGGGCGTCACCTAATTATGGGTATTTTGATAATAGTAAGGTTTCAAAACCTGAACCAATTCATTATTTAAAACAAGTGTTTTCAGGTCAGAGTTCTCAAGAAAATTTCTCAATTAATGGTATTACAAATGATTATACAAAAATGAGTGAAATCTTTTCAGTTTTTGATAGAGATGCTTTAGATGAGTTTGAAAAAGAGTTTTTAAATTTCACAATATCTGTTTACGATTATGAAACAGATAAAAACTCAACAGATACTGACACAGAAAAATCGTTCAAAAATTTTCAATCATTAATGAGGAATATGATGAAAATCCCAAATACATCGACAAATAATTTGGAATGGGTTGAGAATGTTCAAGAGAAACAATTAACAAACATTTCTAATATAATTTCACAATTTTTAAATTATGACATTTATTTTAAATTAGGTAATCCATCATCATTTAATAAACAATTGTTCTACACATTTTCAAATAATCATAGAATAGAGACACCAATTACGTGGGATTACTATAATTATACAACACCAAATTGGTTACCAACGGGAACTACATTAAATAATTCAATTATCTCACACCCATTAGAGTGGGCGGCTTTAGAGACATATGTTGGTTTTTCTGAGATACCTAAATTAACGTATAAAGATGGTGGGTCATACATTACAGATTTTTTTATTGATTGTAATGTTGCTTTTGATGTGTATAACATTGAAAAATTAGCACCAATTATTAAAATATATGCAACTCAAAAATTAAAAGATAATACATTAAATTACGAAAAGTTTGTTAAATTAATGAATGGGTATTTAGATAATTTAGATTCATTCACTGATAGGGTTATAAATAGCACTATGATTAAATTACAAAAAACGTTACCTAACGTTAACTTTACACCACAAACTAAACCCGAAACAGTATTAGATAGTAAACAAACTAAATTAGAATTGTGGGAATCATTTAAAGCAACAAACGATAAGTGGATTTCGGGTATAGATTTTAAAGAAAAAACATTATTTGAAGATGTTTTATTATTAGATAGGGCGAGTAGAGATGTTGGTAATTTAATTCTTGTGGATATTGAAAAATTAAAAGATGATTTAAACGGTATTAATGTGACATCAACAATGTTAAATTATATTCAAACTATATTAGTTAGAAATAACTTTGTTGTTATGAACATACCTTCATATGTTAATTTTTATAACGTTCAAGATGCGGTTAAAAACCCAAAACCTAAGGCTGAGGGAACGTTAGAATTTGCTAACACCTTATTTGGTACATTTATGAATGTTGACTATAGAAATTCTTCCGCAAAAATGGTTTGTTTTTACGCAGGAAAACCAAGTGAACAATTGGACTTAAAAGAAAATGTTGATTACCGTTATAGAAACGATGCGTTTGATTTAAGACGTGAGGATAATCCATTAGTTGAAAATCAAATAGGGAAAAACGATTGGGATAAATCAAATAAAGTTGTCGGGTTTAATGTTGATTTTGGACCACAAAATCAATCAATATTTCAAGGATTTAATATTAGTCAAAATCCGGGATTAGCAACAGCTGAATCATTAGAGGTTTTAAATCAAATGGCGAACCAATCAAATAATAGAGGTGGAGCAACTCAAAATACGTCATTATATAATTTGTATAAAAATAGAAGTTATTCTTGTCAAGTGACTATGATGGGTAATGCTATGATACAACCAACAATGTATTTTAATTTAAGATATGTTCCGATGTTCAGTGGTCCTTATATGATACAAAAAGTTAATCATTCAATTACTCCAGGACATTTTGAAACAACGTTTGAGGGTATAAGACAACCAACGGCATCTTTACCTAAGATTGACAATTATATTCAATCTTTAAAAACAACATTATTACAATCAATTATTGAGAAAAATAAAAAAGATAAACAAGAAAAAGAAAAGGCAGCAATCTCCGCAACAACTTCTAATATTATTAATCAAAAAGATGCTAAAGTTAGTGATAGTATTGACCAAGATGGGACAACTCAAAGTAATAGTCAAAAATGTCCACCAACTAAGGTTAAAAACGACAAATATGGTAACTTTACCGTTACTGATGATAAATTAGCAACTAGTTCAACATATAAAGAAGTTGTAGATTTAATATCTTCAAAAACAACCGACCAAAAACTTCGTTATGCAGTTTTTGCTAAAATGTATTTGAGTTCATCTCAAGGTGGTATGTTACAGTCAAATTCATTTAATTATAGTAATACTGATTTATTACAAGATTGGGGTCCATCAGTTGAAAGTTTCTTTAAAACAAAAAAATACTATTGTAGTAATTCAAATATTCCATATGTAACTTTTAGTAGTTTAAATCAAAATGTGGATTTCTTAATTTCTAGATATGAAAAAAGAGTTGATAACGTTAAAACTATAACCGCAAAAGATATTACAAAATTCTTAATATTATACGGAGAAAGTGGTATTGAACCGGACTCGGTTTATACGTCTGTAAGTTCAACAGATATTACAACAATTGAAAGTAATGTTCAAAACGCTATTAATATTTATAACCCAACAAGTGGAAATGTTACAGGGGTGGTACCACCAGCGAATGTTCCGGCACCACCGTCATACCTTAAAATAGTTAATTTAGGTGTGTTTACTAGTTTACAAGGGAATGATTATAGTTATCGTAATATTCTACAATCTAACGGAAAATACATTGTGTTAAAAATTGAAGACCCTAATTTCACCTTTGATAAGTTAGGTTCAACAACATTTGTTGATGCTAATAATCAATCGGTTGGGTATAGTTGTTCAGGTGGTTCAGGAGCATTAACTTGTACAGTTAATGGTAAATCTCCCGGTTTATATACTATGGTTCAGGAGTATTATCCGTATAAACCACAAAATTGGGATAAGTTTGAAATACGTAGTTCTCAATTTACTCAGTAACATTTACAAATAAACAGATATTTATATATAAAAAAGATTATGGATACAAAATCATTATTAGAAAATTACTTAGGTAAAAAAACCCGTACAACTGAAAAAGATATGGGTAACGGTTCAAAACAAGTATGTGATTTAGATTCAGGAGATTGTTACACAATTAGAATGAAAGACGGTCTAATCGAAAGAGTTGACAATACAATGAGTCAAAATAGAAAAATACAAGTTGAAACAACAACTGGTGTAAAACAATTATTAAACGGATAAAATGAAAAAAATAGACAATAGAATTTTAGAAGAAATTGCTAGATATAATTCAATTAATAGTTATATTGTAGAACAAGACGCTACATTACCTCCACCTCCGGGTGAAGACCCAAATGCTTTACCACCTGCTGGTGGAGCTCCGGCACCTATTGACCCAAATGTGGCACCATCATCACCTGCGGCTCCGGAAGGACCTCAACCTATTGATGTTGCGACAGACCCTGATGTGGAAAAAGTTGGTGATGAGGCGAAAAGTGGTAACACGGAAGAAATGGATATTACTGATTTAGTAAAATCTCAAAAAAACGTTGAACAAAAACAAGAAGAATATTTTGACAATCTATTTCAACATTTGGATAACTTAGAATCTAAGTTAGGTGAGATGGATGGTATTATGACTAAATTAAACGATTTAGAAATGAAGATTGAAAAATATAGAGAAAAAACACCTCAAGAAAAATTAGAACTTAGAACATTAGATTCGGGTCCGTTCAATCAAAAATTAAGTCAATTTTTTGACGATAAAGAAGAGGATATGGAAAAATCAGGAAAAAATGAGTATATTTTAACTCAAGATGAGGTGGAAGATTATTCACCAAACGAAATTAAAAAAACATTTAGAAATTTTGATGATTCAACATCAGGGTTCCAACAAGTAAGATAATTAAATGGGTCTTCGGACCCTTTTTTTTTACAAAACAATTTGACAAACACACGGCTGACACTTATACTTTTATAAACCTTTAAATATTTTAAACACTATGGCGACAAATTCATTAGACGCAGTTTTGGCTCAATACGAGAAAGCAAAACAAGGTAGTACTTCTTCTACCTCAAAATTTACACAAGAAGAAAGAATGAAAAAATACTTCGCGGCAATCCTTTCAGATAAGGAAACTCAAGGCCAAAGAAGATTAAGAATCTTACCAACAACAGATGGTTCTTCACCATTTAAGGAAGTTTGGTACCACGAGATTCAAGTTGATGGAAAATTCCAAAAATTTTATGACCCGGGAAAAAATGACAGTGAACGTTCACCTTTAACTGAGGTTTACGAAGAACTTCGTTCGACAGGAAATGAAAATGACAAAAAATTGGCGTCAAATTACTTGGCACGTAAATTTTACATCGTTAAAGTTATTGATAGAGATAACGAAGAAGATGGTGTTAAATTTTGGAGATTCAAATCTAACTACAAAAATGAAGGTATCTATGATAAAATCATACCTATCTACAGAAACAAAGGTGATATTGCTGACCCTGAAAAAGGAAGAGACCTTATCCTTGAATTAACTAAAGCTAAAACTCCAAAAGGAGCGGTTTACACGGTAATTCAAACAGTTATGTATGATGATGCAGCTCCAATTCACGAAGACACAAAACTTGCTGAAAGTTGGGTTAACGATGAATTAACTTGGGAAGATGTTTACTCTAAAAAACCGGTTGAATACTTAGAAGCTATTGCAAGAGGTGAATCTCCAAAATGGAATTCTGACAAAGGTGGTTATGATTATGGTAACTCTGATGAAAGTGAAACTTCATTTGGTGGTTCTAAACCATCGGCTCCGATTGACCCACAAGCGGGTGCTGAAGAGGATTCAGATATGCCGTTCTAATCAAACAAAACTTAGACACATAATTTGGACACTAAGATTACTTGGTGTCCAACTTGTCTAAACAAATTAAAAAATTAAATTAACATATACATATGGCGATTAAAAAACACGATTTTAAGTCCATTAAGGACAAATTCTCGACATCTGCAAAATACAAACCACAAAGGTTTTTCGACTTAGGTCCTGACTTTTTGGACGCTGTTGGTATTCCGGGACCGGCTATAGGACACTTAAATATGTTCTTGGGTCACTCAGATACAGGTAAAACAACTGCGTTGGTGAAATGTGCTGTTGATGCTCAGAAAAAACAAATATTACCGGTATTCATTATTACCGAACAAAAGTGGTCATTTGAACACGCAAAACTTATGGGTTTTGATTGTGAAGAAATGGTTGATGAAGAAACGGGAGAATTAGAATGGGACGGGTTTTACATCTTCAATAATAACTTTAGTTATATTGAACAAATTACTGACTATATTAATAGTTTACTTGATGCTCAAGAAAAAGGTGAGTTAGATTATAGTTTGTTATTCTTATGGGATTCTGTAGGTTCAGTTCCTTGTAAAATGACTTTTGAAGGCAAGGGCGGCAAGCAACATAATGCGGCTGCGTTGGCCGATAAAATTGGTATGGGTATCAATCAAAGAATTTCAGGAAGTCGTAAAGCGGATTCTAAATATGAGAATACTTTGGTTATTGTTAACCAACCTTGGGTTGAACTTCCGGATAATCCATTTGGACAACCTAAAATCAAAGCTAAAGGTGGTGAGGCGATTTGGTTGAACTCTTCTTTAGTTTTTCGTTTTGGAAATGAGAAAGGTGCGGGAACAACAAAAATTACTGCGACTAAAGATAAAAGAACTATCAAATTTGCAGTGAGAACTAAAATCTCAGTAATGAAGAACCACATCAACGGATTGGGTTATGAAGATGGTAAGATTATTGTAACACCTCACGGATTCTTGGCAGGTAAAGAAACTACCGAAGAAAAAGCGTCTATTGAGAAGTACAAAAAAGAATACTCTGAATATTGGAAGAATATCATCGGAACAGATGGTGATTTTGATTTGAAAGAGGTAGAAGAAAAAGACTAGTAACGAATACAAACAAAAACAAGTGACTAAAACACTTTTGGTTGACGGAAACAATTTAGTAAAAATTGGTTTCCACGGGGTTAAAGATTATTATCACAATGGAAAACACATAGGTGCCATCTGGCACTTTGTGAATACCATTAGACGTTTCATAGATGAACAAAACTTTGATAAGGTTGTTGTTATGTGGGACGGTGATGATAACTCTTCTGCCCGAAAACTTATTTACCCCCAATATAAAGAACAACGTAGAGACAGAGACAACGAGTATAAGTTAGATTCTTTCACTGAGCAGAAAGAAAGAATCAAACAATACTTGGAGGACTGTTATATAAGACAAATCAACATCGATAATAACGAGGCGGATGATTTGATTGCTTACTATTGTCAAATCTCTGAGAACGAACAAAAGACTATCTATTCGGGGGATAAAGACCTTACACAACTTATTTCAGATAAGGTATCTGTATATTATCCGAGAACTAAAGAAACTTATCATATAGGGAGTAAAATCAAATGTGATTTTTACGAATTTCCACACGAAAACATTAGAACTTATAAGATATTATCTGGTGATAAATCAGATAATATTGATGGGATATATGGGTTGGGTGAGAAAACTCTTATTAAGTTTTTTCCTGAGCTACTTGAGAAACCGGTTTCAATTACCGATATTTTAGAAAAGGCGGAAATCCTTCTGAAGGAGAATAAGGATAACAAGACGTTACAAAATTTGTTATCAGGTAAAACTAAAAGTGGTGTTTATGGGGATGAGTATTTTGTAATTAACGAAAAAATCATAAATTTGTCCTCACCTCTAATTAGTGAGGATGCTAAGGAACTTGTTGAATTATATTATAAGGAAAGTTTAGACCCTGATGGTAGGGGACATCGAGGACTTATTAAGATGATGATGGAAGATGGGTTTTTTAAGTATCTACCGAAGGGGGATGATGCGTGGGTAAATTTTGTTAGACCTTTTATGAAATTAACAAGAAAAGAAAAAAGAAATTATAACAACAATTAATTAAAACTATGAAAGACCAAGAATCGGTAAAATTAGAATTCTTAATGATGGTAAACGATAACATCATTGTACAGAGATTTTTTAACGTGAGAGAGTTCAACAATGAGGGGAAAAACTCATTAGAACTTTATGAATTACTTCGTGAATTTAAAGACGATATTCAAACACAATTATCATTAAAAACCGTAACGTATATGACGGATAATATGTACGAAATTATTAACAATCCTGCTATTTTGGAAACGTCTTATACAGATGGTCCGGAGTACTTTAACATCTTCATCAAACAAAATGATGTGACAATTTGTCATAGACAGGTGGACGCTAAAGTGTACCCTCCAAAGATAAGATATACTGTAGATGTACGCCCACACCTAAAAAACCTATTGATGAACTTAACTGACATCTTTTCATCTAAAAATTTAACAAAAAAATATATAGATGTTACCCTAAGTGTGTAGTATTTATTATTACACTAAAAGAAAAAATATATGGCGTCAAACAAAAATTTCGAGTATCTAGGTAGTACCTTTCAGATACAATTATTAAACCAAATCATTATCGACAAAGATTTCTCAAGGTCTATTATAGATGTGATTGAAACAAGTTATTTTGAGAATAAATACTTCAAATTAATCATCCAAATGATTAAGGAATATTATACAAAATACGAACACACACCAACCTTTGACACATTA